ATGCTTCTGGTCTACTTCTCCGCCAACTCCGAGTACACGCACCGCTTCGTTGCGAAGCTGCATCACCCGGCAGTGCGGCTGCCGACGTTGACCAAGGAGCCGACGCTGCGAGTGGATGAGCCATTCGTTCTCGTCACCCCCACCTACGGGGCCGGTCGCAATCGCGGGGCCGTTCCCAAGCAAGTCATCAAATTCCTCAATGTCGAAGAGAACCGGCGCCATCTGCTCGGCGTCATCGGCGCCGGAAACACCAACTTCGGCGAGGACTTCTGCCGAGCGGCCGTCAAGGTCGCGGCAAAGTGCCAAGTACCCCTCATGTATCGAGTCGAACTCCTGGGCACTCAGGAGGATGTCGACGCTGTAAACCAAGGATTGGACAAACTGTGCGCGAGCTCGCTGAAGACCGCAATGTAGAGGACATCATCCGCGAAGAGACGGATCTGGATTACCACGCGCTCAACGCGATGCTGAACCTGTACGACGAGGACGGCAGGATCCAGTTCGAGCGTGACAAGCAGGCTGCCCGGCAGTACTTCCTGCAGCACGTGAACAACAACACCGTCTTCTTCCACAACCTCAAGGAGAAGCTCGACTACCTCGTCGAGAAAGACTATTACGAGCCCGAGGTCCTCGAGCAGTATTCCTTCGAGTTCATCGAGCAGCTGTCGACGCGCGCCTACGATCAGAAGTTCCGCTTCCAGACCTTCCTCGGCGCCTTCAAGTTCTACACCTCCTACACGCTGAAGACCTTCGACGGAAAGCGCTACCTCGAACGCTTCGAGGACCGCGTCGTCATGGTCGCTCTCTTCCTGGCGCGCGGAGACGAGGCGCTGGCCACCCAGCTCGTCGACGAGATCATCTCCGGTCGCTTCCAGCCGGCCACCCCGACGTTCCTCAACGCCGGCAAGAGGCAGCGCGGTGAGCTCGTCTCCTGCTTCCTGCTGCGCATCGAAGACAATATGGAGTCGATCGGCCGCTCCATCAACTCCGCTCTGCAGCTGTCCAAGCGCGGCGGCGGTGTGGCCTTCGCGCTGACGAACATCCGTGAGTCCGGTGCCCCGATCAAGAAGATCGAGAACCAGTCCTCCGGCGTCATCCCCGTCATGAAGCTGCTCGAGGACTCGTTCTCCTACGCCAATCAGCTCGGAGCCCGTCAGGGTGCTGGTGCCGTGTACCTGCACGCCCACCACCCCGACATCTACAACTTCCTCGACACCAAGCGCGAGAACGCCGACGAGAAGATCCGGATCAAGACCCTGTCCCTGGGCGTTGTGATCCCGGACATCACCTTCGAACTGGCCAAGCGCAACGAGGATATGTACCTCTTCAGCCCCTACGACGTCGAGCGCGTCTACGGTGTGCCCTTCTCCGACATCAACGTCACCGAGAAGTACACCGAGATGGTCGACAACGCGGCGATCAAGAAGAAGAAGATCAACGCCCGCGAGTTCTTCCAGACTCTGGCCGAGATCCAGTTCGAGTCCGGCTACCCGTACGTGATGTTCGAGGACACCGTCAACAAGGCGAACCCGATCGACGGCAAGATCATCATGTCCAACCTGTGTTCGGAGATCCTCCAGGTCTCCGAACCCAGCAAGTACGACGATGACCTCGGCTACGACGTCGTCGGCAAGGACATCTCCTGCAACCTCGGTTCGCTCAACATCGCTCTGACGATGGACTCGAGCAACTTCGGTCAGACCATCGAGACCGCGATCCGCGGGCTCACTGCCGTCGCCGAGACCTCGGATATCCAGTCCGTGCCCTCGATCGCCCGCGGCAACGACATGTCGCACGCCATCGGTCTGGGACAGATGAATCTCCACGGCTACCTGGCTCGGGAGCACATCTACTACGGTTCCGATGAGGGTCTGGACTTCACGAACATGTATTTCTACACCGTCGCCTACCACTGCGTGCGGGCGTCGATGGAGATCGCGAAGGAGCGCGGTGAGACCTTCGCCGGCTTCGAGCGTTCGAAGTACGCCACCGGCGAATACTTCGACAAGTACACCGACGAGGTCTGGCAGCCGCGCACGGCTCGGGTGGCCGAGCTGTTCTCGGAAGCCAACGTGCACATCCCGACTCAGGATGACTGGCGCGAGCTCAAGGCCGCTGTTGCCGAGCACGGCATCTACAACCAGAACCTCCAGGCGGTGCCGCCGACCGGTTCGATCTCGTACATCAACAACTCGACCTCGTCGATCCACCCGGTGGCTTCGAAGATCGAAATCCGCAAGGAGGGCAAGGTCGGTCGCGTGTACTACCCGGCCCCCTTCATGGACAACGACAACCTGAAGTACTACCAGGATGCCTACGAGATCGGCTACGAGAAGATCATCGACACGTACGCCGAGGCCACGAAGCACGTGGACCAGGGCCTGTCGCTCACGCTGTTCTTCATGGACACCGCCACCACACGTGACATCAACAAGGCGCAGATCTACGCCTGGCGCAAGGGAATCAAGACCATCTACTACATCCGGCTCCGGCAGCTCGCTCTGGAGGGCACGGAGGTCGAAGGCTGCGTCTCCTGCATGCTCTGATCAATGGAATCGGCGGATCGATGTGAATCGGTCCGCCGGCTTCATGCGGGCCCCACGCCACCGGCCGGGCGCGCATTTGACTTTCGTCTGCCGTGCAGACACTCGCGCAGACAAATCGTACTCACGACGAACAGCACTTTGGGAAGAGAGAAAGCGTTGGAGAATCTGACTCTGGCATCGCACGTCGATGCCATCAACTGGAACCGCGTCGTCGATCCGATCGATGATGAGGTCTGGGACCGCCTGACCGGCAACTTCTGGCTGCCGGAGAAGGTCCCGCTGAGCAACGACATCCAGTCCTGGGCGACTCTGACCGACGATGAGAAGACGCTGACGATGCGCGTCTTCACCGGTCTGACCCTGCTCGACACGATCCAGGGCACCGTCGGTGCGATCTCGCTCATCCCGGACGCGGTGACCCCGCACGAAGAGGCAGTGCTGACGAACATCGCGTTCATGGAGAGCGTGCACGCGAAGTCGTACTCCTCGATCTTCTCGACCCTGTGCTCGACGAAGGAGATCGACGAGGCCTTCCGCTGGTCGCGTGAGAACAAGTACCTGCAGTCCAAGGCCGATATCATCCTCAGCTACTACCGGGGTGACGATCCGCTCAAGCGCAAGGTCGCCTCGACGCTGCTCGAGTCCTTCCTCTTCTATTCCGGCTTCTACCTGCCGATGTACTGGTCGGCCCATGCGAAGCTGACGAACACGGCTGACCTCATTCGTCTGATCATCCGCGATGAGGCCGTGCACGGCTACTACATCGGCTACAAGTACCAGAGGGGTCTGGAGTCGCAGTCCGAGGAGCGCAAGCAGGAGCTCAAGGACTACACGATGAACCTCATGTTCGAGCTCTACGAGAATGAGGTCGCCTACACCCACGACATCTACGATCCGGTGGGGCTGTCAGAGGACTGCAAGATGTTCCTCCACTACAACGCCAACAAGGCGCTGATGAACCTCGGCTACGAAGCGATGTTCCCCAAGGAGGTCACGAAGGTCAATCCCGCGATCCTCGCGGCGCTCTCGCCCGGCAGCGATGAGAACCACGACTTCTTCTCCGGTTCGGGTTCGTCCTACGTCATCGGCAAGGCCGAGAACACCGAAGACGACGACTGGGACTTCTGAAACACTAGGTCAGCGGCCCATCCAAGCAGAAATGTTTGGGTGGGCCGCTTTTCTGCATTCACTCCCCAGCGGGGATCGAATCGCCGTCTGCCCACGTTTTGCCCATGTTTCGTTTTCGCGCCTCGTCGATTCGCTCGGCAACATCATCCACATCGGTGTCGAACAGATCCGAGTACACGTCCAAGGTCATGGCTGCGGAGGAGTGACCGAGCATGTTCTGCACGACCTTCACCGAAGCGCCAGCGGATACCGCAAACGATGCCGCGGAGTGGCGCAGATCGTGAAACACGAACCCCTCGTCAAGCTTGGCCTTCTTCCTCACAGACAGGAACCACGACTCCTGATTCTTCGGCTCAGCCAGATCGGGAATGAGCAGACCACCGGGAACAGCTTTCAGCGTGAGAGCTCGGAACCGATCGTGCATGAACTTCGGATACCCGACTGACCGTTCCCTGCTGTTCTTCGACACCTCGGCGCGAACCCGCACGCGCCGGTCCTCCAAGTCGACGTCCTCCGGCGTCAGGGTCGCGATCTCGCTCCACCGCAATCCCATGTATGCGGCAATGTAAATGACGAACCCGTACCGGCCGCGCTGAGCTCTCAAGTGGTGCTCATCGGCCGCCTGCGCCACCTTCTCTACCTGCTCATAGGTGAGGTATACGTTCTTCCGGTGAGTCGGCGACGGTAGGTTCTTGACACCGCTGGCGGGGTTGCGGGGGATCAGGTGATCGTCGACAGCCATCTGAAGAACTGCTTGGAGGACGTAGTGTGCCCTGCGTACGGTTCTGGCTGCTCGCTTCTCCGACAGCTTCGAAACCCACTCTCTGACGTTCGATCGGGATACCCCGTTCACGGGTAGTGCGCCGAACTGCGGGTAGATGTGAATACGCAACGCGGTCTCGTACACCCTTTTCGATGATTCCTTGGCGCTGACGGTTTTCAGCCAGTGCGTGCCCAGCTCTTCGACAGTGATCTTTCCCCTCGTCGGGTCCACGTAGGTGCCTTCAAGTTTCGACACTTCGACTGTGCTGAGGAAGATCTGGGCCTCGCGTTTCGTGCGGAACCCACGGCGATCTGTGGGTTTCCGGTCGGGCTTGGTGTACCGAACCCTGTACCGGCGCCCCTTCGCAGTCTCGTACGGTTCAATGCTGGCCATGGTGTCATCCTTGTCGTGCTGCCCCGATGAGTCGGAGCAGGTGCTTCTCGTGGGGGCGGAGGAACCGGAGACGGTCTTCAAGGACTTCCGGTGTCACCCATAGTTCGTCGGCCGCCTCAGAGGCTGTGTGGGCCCATTTGAAGACGTCGACGAGGGCATCCCAGTGAATGAGCTTCTGGGCTGTGAGTCGGCGTGCTGCTTGTTCTTCTCTCGGGTCGTCGCAGTTCGTGTGCCCGAGGTCAATGTGCGCTTGCTCGTGCTGGATGGCGCAGCGGCGCTCGACCTGCAGTAGATCTTGGTCGAGCCAGATGGCGTTGTTGCCGTTTGTGGCGGCTACTCGAGTGTCGTTGAACCTGGTGAAGTGCAGGACAACGCCGTCCCCGCGTTCACGTAGTTCTCTCCATGGATGGTGCATGACTCAAGACCATATGGGGAGGGGCTGACACGACGGACGTGGTTACCGATAGTTGCGTGAAGTTGCGCATAGTTCGGTGTTTCCCCTTGTTTCCCAATGTCCCGCCGTGTGACACTGAAGCCACGGAGCGATCGCCTGCCGGGGGTTCAACCCAGCACCTGTACATGCAGCGTAAGGCGGTCGCTTCGTTATATCTCAAGCAGCCATGGATGAAGAGATCTCGTTACCTCATTCCATGGGTGCATCTTCAGCCCGTATGTCGTGAGCTTATTCTTCTTCGGGCCCCTCCACATTGCCTGCGCCATGTTGCTTACATGCGAAGTGTCGACTCCATTTCTCGGATGCCCATTGAAGGCCGCGCCAATTCCACTCGCTACGAGATCTGCAAGCTGAAGGAGATCTTCGTCCTTTTTGGATCGCAGTTTCGCGCCATCAGGGAGACTGCCCCAATGGGCTGAGCAACTGGCGTCTTTCTTGATTCTCGATTCGAATTCCTCGAGAGTCTTTCGCTTGAATCGAATAGTGTGTTCAATCGTGATATCTGCAGAGGTTTGGCTTCGCGAAGCTACCCACGAGATTCGTTCGAGAAGATACTGATAAGTCTTGAGATATGCCTCGTCCTCGGACAGTGGAGTGAACGCTGAGAATTTGTACTTCTCACCTCCGAAGTTCATCTCCATCGTGACCTGATCGGCAAGGACTCGCTTGCAGGCCACGACAGAGACATAGCCCATGAAGCCGCTTGCCGATCCCATCATTTCTGAGACTTTTGATCGATGGTGCGACTTCAGCTTGCTCCAGTGCAGCAGATGCTCCGGCTTTCGGTTGGTCGCTGTCTTTAGCTCGACGAGGTGTTCTCGAGCGAGGTCAAGGCAGTAGTCAAAAACCAGAACCGCCGACATGATGAAGTAATCGCTCGACTTCTCTGACGGAGAGCGCTGGCCGGATTCGTCAACAAATGCGTGTAGCCGCTTGGGTCTACTCACTCCCAGTCCTCCGGATCTTGCGATTCCTCCCCACGCTGCTCCGACTCTTCCTTCTGCTGCTTGCCCCGGTTGGGTGCATCGTAGGCGGCAGTGTCCTCGCGCCCGGGTGGGGGAGTGAACAGTTCGTGCACGTTGTCGCCGGCGCCGTCGTTCACGGATTCGTGGTCGAGGTCTCCACGGGCACGGCCTCCGAATGAGCCGAGCCCGTCGTCCTCTGGTGCCGGACTCACTCCGGCGCGTTTGGTGGGGGTGGCGTTTCCACTGCCATCACCTGCTTTCGCGTTCGCTTCCGCCAACTGGCGGATGACTTCGTTCACAGCGGCACGCTGTGGAGCAGTGAGCGTGTCGGCCTCGGGCAGCGGCTCGAACTTCCCGTGGTGCTGGGGTAGTCCGGCCAGTTCCCGAAGCTCAGCCAGCGGTACACGGAGCACATAGGACAGTGCCTCGAGTGTTGCCGCCGATGCCTTGGCGGGGTGCTTGCCGTTGGTGTACACGGTCGCCGAGTAGTTCGACAACTGGTAGCCGGCGGCCTGCGCAAGGTCAGACATCTTCTGAGTAGAGATGTCCAGCTTCCGCTTTGCATCCGCTAGACGGTCGGAAAGATCGCTCACAACAATCACTTTCGGGCAGAGGGTGCAGTCGACACAAATCTACCCTTGCCACTACTGGCACGGAACTACAGGCCCGTAATTTCCTATGCCCTAGGGGGATATAAAGATTTTTCAGATTCGGGCTTGCCAAATCCTGGCAAGGCGCTATACGCTAGATATACCAACTAGGGAGGTGAAGATGAGATACAAGGTAGACCGCAGAGTCTTCAAGCAGTACCTGGCAGAGGTAGTCCAAGAGCTCGGATCTGAGCGCAAAGCAGCAATGCGGGCAGGCGTTTCACACACGCTCATTCAGTCACTCCGCCTCGGGCGGGAGACGACCAAAGACGGGCGCAGGATCCCCAAGACGCACGTGAACCTCTCGACCGCACGAAAGATCGAGAACGCGTGGAAGATCCCGATGGAAGTGTGTTTTTTGCCCGACAGACTAGACGATAGATCTAGCGATATGGCCGCATAGGGAGCCGACATGAACCAGGACAAAGAAAAGACCCCCGCCGGACAGGGCGAGGGCCACGACACCAGGAAGGTGAAACAAATGCCTAACGCCAATGATACCAGCCTCGTCGAGGTCATTGACGGGGAGCCGCGAGTCTCAACCACCACGATCGCAGATAAGACCGGGAACGGGCACCGCGGAGTCATCCAGCTCGTGAGAGCGAATCTCGCGGACCTTGAGAGCTTCGGAAGGGTCGCATTTGAAATTGCACCCCTCCAGACGGCCGGCGGAGTCCAGCGCCGAGAGGTCGCCCAGCTCAATGAGCAGCAGGGAACTCTGCTCATCACATACCTCAAGAACACCCCGAGCGTCCGAGAGCTCAAACTCAAGCTGGTCCAGGACTTCTACGCCATGCGACAGATGCTCATGGAACAGAACAAGACTCCCGCCCTCACCGAGGACGAAATCGTACTGCAGGCTCTGCAGATCACCAACCGCAAGGTGAAGGCTCTCGAAGCGAAGGTCGCCGAGGATGCGCCGAAGGTCGACTACGTGGACACGTTCGCCGCCGATGACGACAAGATCCTCTTTCGCACTGTCGCATCCAGCCTCGACATGACCGAGAAGGCGTTGCGACAGCTGCTGATCGCCAAAGGCTGGATCTATGCCGAAGAGACCACCCGCTGGTCGGAGAAGCGGCAAGAGAAGGTCAAGATCACGCGGTACTCGGAGTACTCGCACAAGAAGCTCTACTTCTATCGCCGACTTGAGAACGATGCCCCACGCTTCCGTGGCGAGGTCATGTGGACGCTCAAGATCACCCCGGCTGGAGCGTCAGCGATCGCCCGCCTCGTCAAGAACACGGAGGTTGCGGCATGAGCATCGACTACCGCAAAATCCCCACCTCAGTCGGCGACGTCATCAAGTCGTCCAATCAGTTCACGATCGCGAGCAAGAACCCTTCGCCGGAGGATGAGCCGGTCGCCCGATTGGCCACCTGGTCGAACGTCTTCGCGAACGGCGGAACCGTCAACCTCGAAGTGAACATCGACGGGACGCGAGTCGACCTGGCAGGGGTCAAGGTCGACGACAACATCGACGCGAGAGAAGCGCGAGAAGCCATGGACTTCGTTCTCGACGAATGGAACGAGGACCCCCGACGACACTGGCGTGCGCTCGTCGAAAAGCAGCGCGAGAGGGTCCTCGACTACGAGACGCGCCAGGCCGAAAAAAGCGCCGAGAAGGTCGCCCGCTATAAGGCCGGTGACTGGTCGTGACTGCTGTGTCGTTCGACTGCTGCGGAGCCTGCATCCCACTCGAGCCAGGCCAGACCGTGCAGGACGTCATCGACCTCCACACCATGACCTGCGACGAACGGCAACGCCTGCAGTTCCTCGCCACCTACGCCGACGACGCCAGACGAGACTTCTCAGTCATGTCCGACGTCAGCGTCCGCGACCTTAACCGCCACCCCGACAAGGACTGGCCACTGGAAATTAGCGGTGATGCCATCGCCCTCCATAAGGAGACCCACAAATGAAACCGCAAACAGGATTCCTCCTGATCACCACCGCCGTCGTGGTCCTCGGACTCGCATCCCTGACCCTGATCGGGGCCATGCAGTACCAGACGGACCGGAACAACCACCGCGGCACATTCGTCACAAACGACCACGTGACCAACTTCCCCTGGTCCCTACTCCCGGAGGACAAGCAATGAACCGCCTCCTCACTGACAAAGAAGTCGCCGAACAGATCGGTTACAGCGTCTACCAACTGCAAGCAGACCGGGCCCTCGACCGCGGAGACGGCGGAGATCGAGTACCCGCATGGATCGAAGTCGGCACCTCATGGAGACCTCGCGCCAGAGGTACACGTCAGTCCGCTGTCGACGCATGGCTCGACCGGCACGAAACGAAAGGAGCCGCAGCATGATGCACTTCAACGCGAAGACCGCGACCGTCAACTGCATTGACGGCGAACTCCACGTCGAGTTCCTCACCGTCAAAGGCAAACAGGTCACCGGTGTCCTCGCCGACGGTGCCGGGGAACAGTTCCTCAACGACGTCGAGGACGCAGTGCTCGAACAACAGCACGCACACGACCGTGGTGCGGCAGGCCCGTGGGATCCGGGACGTGCCGCATGAGTCGCCTACCCGTCCATCGCCGCCGGCGCATCGCCTGGATCTACACGCCGATCCTCGTGACCTCCATGGCCGCGTACTTCTACAGCTACACCCAAACCATCACCCTCAACGGCCTCGGCCTGCTCACCATGCTCACCGCATTCGCAGCCCTCGTCGCCATCACGAAGGAGTCAACACCATGGACCTCCTGAGAGCACGACCCGTTAGCCGGAACGAAGACGACGGCATGAACGCGGTCTACGAATGCCAGGCGTGCCTAGCGGTCGACAACCGCATCACAGACCCCTACGACATACCCGACCACATTCGATGCTCGCACTGTGGGTACTACGAAGAAAAGGACGAATCATGAAAGGCATCACCGGCAAACGCGTCGGCTACATCGACCCTGGTTCCGACCAGTGGATGCAGTACATGACTGCCAGCAAGATCGCAGCCGTCGTGGGTCACTCACCGTACGAATCGCGGTTCTCGCTGTGGCACCGCATGAACGGTACCGTTCCCGCGCAGGTCGAGAACGACGAACTGCAGCGAGGAGCCCTTCTTGAACCGGCAGTCTGCGAATGGTGGGCATCAATGCACCCGGACGCGAAACTCTACCGCTCGCCCATGTACCGGCACCCACTGTGGGAATGGGTGGCCGCAACACCTGACCGGATCGTCCGCTACGGAGACGGACGCGAACCCGAACTCCTCGAAGCCAAGACTGCGAACAACTCGTGGGAGTGGGGCGAAGATGGCACGGACGAGATCCCGCCGTACTACTACGACCAGGTGATCTGGCAGCTCGGCGTTTTCGGGCTCGAGGTCTGCCACGTCGCGGCGCTGTTCTCTGGCCTGCAGTTCAAGGCGTATCGGGTCGAGTTCAACGCCGACTATTTTGCCCGTCTGGTGGGGGAGGGGCGTGTGTTCATGGAGTCCCTGTGGGCTGGTGAGAAGCCGTCCATTGATGCTCTCGATGGGCACATGGAGACCTATGTCGCTATTCGCTACCTCCACCCGGATATCGAACTCGAAGAGGTGGAAGTGCCGTTCAGGCTCGCGCTCGCCGTGCAGGACGCGGTGCTCGACAAGGAGTCACTGGAGCGTCGCACGAACCTCCTGAAGATCCAACTCACTGACCTCATGGGGGGCGCGAAAGACGCCCTGTTCGAGGGACACAAGATCGCCCGCAGGCAAGCACGCGGAGACGGCACACCGTATGTCGTGTTCCCGCCCAGCCTCAAATCGATCGACTTCACCGAATCCACCGCTATCACAGAAGGAAGTGCAGCAGCATGAACCAGCAGAATCCCGGCACCAGCATGGTGCAGGCAGTCCAGCAGACCATGAAGGCATACAAGGGTGAACTTGTGTCCACCCTCCCCAGCCACCTGCAGGAGAAGGGCGCGGGCTGGATGTCGTCAGCGCTCGCTTCAATCCGCCGCAACCCGCAACTGTTGCAGGCCGCCGCTGAGTCGCCGCACACACTCATCAACGCACTGTCCGAGGCGGCGCAGAAGGGACTCCAGCCGGGAACCGAGGAGTACTACCTCACCCCGAGGAAGAACAAGGGCCGCAACGAGATCCTTGGCATCACCGGCTACCAGGGTGAGATCGAGCTCATGTACCGGGCCGGTGCCGTGTCCTCCGTGATCGTTGAGACTGTGCATGCGAACGACAAGTTCGACTACGTGCCGGGCAGAGACGCGAAACCGATCCATGAAATCGACTGGATGGCCAGCGACCGCGGAGAACTGAGACTCGCATACGCCTACGCACTGATGAAAGACGGCGCCGTGTCCAAGGTTGTCATCGTCAATCAGGAACGAATCAAACGGGCGAAAGCATCCTCACAGGGCGCGGATTCGAAGTACTCACCGTGGATGAACGACCCTGCAGCCATGTGGGCCAAGACTGCCGCGCACGACCTTGCCAAGTGGGTGCCCACCTCTTCCGAATACGTGCGAGAACAGTTGCGGGCAGAACGTGACGTGGCGGCAGAAGAACCCGTCCCCCCGCAGCCTCCGGTAGCGCCCCCGCAATCTCCCGCACCCCAGCAGGTGCAGGATGAACCGTTCCCGAACGATGACGAATACGTCGAAGGTGAACTCGTTGACGCTGACGGCGTGATCCAGGGACAGGGGGCCTGAGCATGGCAGGCGAAACAGTCATCACAGTGGTCGGCAACCTCACGAGCGATCCGGAACTGCGCTTCACTCCGAACGGAGCCGCGGTCTCGAACTTCACTGTCGCATCCACGCCGCGGATCTTCGACCGGCAACGCAACGAGTTCGTCGACGGCGAGACCCTATTCCTCCGCTGCTCGGCATGGAAAGAGCTCGGCGAGAACAGTGCGGAATCACTACAGCGCGGAACTCGCGTCATCGTGCAGGGCCGCCTCAAGTCCCGTTCGTTCGAGACGAAGGAAGGCGAGAAGCGCACCGTCATGGAACTCGACGTCGACGAGGTGGGACCATCCCTTCGCCGTGCGACTGCCGTTGTCACGAAGACTCAAGGCGGCGGAGGTTCCAGCGGTCAGCAGTCCGGCGGGAACTTCGGTGGACAGCAGTCCCAGCAGGGAGGCGGTTGGGGCAACCAGCAGCAGGCGCAACAATCACCAGCGTGGGGGAGTAACCCGGGAGCAGCCGATGCAGACCTTCCGCCATTCTGACGACTGGGAGGGAGCGGTCTGTGCCCAGTTGGGGGCGGAGGTGGCAGACGAATTGTTCTTCCCCTCCACCCCCGACCGGGCGGCCCAGGCCGTCGCCACTTGTTGGACGTGCCCACTCCGCGCAATCTGTGCCAGCAGGTCACTCGAGGAAGAGCGCGGCAAACCCGCAACCGAACGGTTCGGGATCCGCGGCGGCCTCACCGCCACACAACGTGCCCAACTCGATCCCGGGAAGATCTGCCCCGACTGCGGTTCACCCGTCATCACGAAATCACCCCACTGCGACGACGACCGCGAAATCCACCGCCTCAAACACCGTCGCGAATACGAACGCGAACGACGAAAGGACGCGGCTTGAGCTTCATCAAGATCACGACACGACATCCCGGCGGGCGTGAGGTAGTCGGAATCACCCAGCAGGCGAACGTCACGGCCAGCGAAGCATTCGACCGTCGCATTACAAGAGCGAGAGTCGCCCGGCAACCTCACGACGCAGATCGATCGTCGCTGACAATCCAGCTCCACCCAACCGAGATCGTCGACTACTCCCAGCTGCTCGAGTACGCCGAAACGATCGAAGCATTCGACGGCTATCAACCCGAACTCCCGCAGGAGTTCCTGGACCTCATGGAGGGGCAATGAACCCGGTGTGCGACTGCAAACAGGCACGCCACGAGCACGGCACCTACACCATGTACGTCGTGCACCGCTGTCGATGTGACCACTGCCGCAAAGTGACCATGCAGCACGCACGCCAGCGACGCAAAGACCAGCTGTACGGCCGCTACCACCTCACCGATGCAGAACCAGCACGACAGCACGTCCGAAGCCTTATGGAGGCCGGCATGGGATGGAAGCGGGTAGCGAAAGCCGCTGGGATCACTTCGTCAACCTTGTACCCGCTGCTCTACGGACGTGGCGGGACAGACCCCCGACCGATCCGCAAGCAGATCAGCAAAGCCCTGGAGGCGAAGCTGCTGGCAGTCACCCCAGACATGGCAGACGGGTCCATCGTCGACAACCTCGGCAGTGTCCGACGTCTACAGGCGCTCGCCGCCATCGGATGGTCACAGCATCGCCTCGCCCGGGAATTCGACATGTTTCCAGGGAACTTCGGGAAGGTCATCCACGGTGAACGTGGCGGCATTCGCGTGTCAACGGCGAAGCAGATCGGAGAATTCTTCAACGAGAACTGGAGTACCCCACCGGTCGCCGCGACGAGGTTCGAGCAGGCTGGGATCACTCGAGCGAAACGTGAAGCCGCCGCGAAAGGCTGGGTGACTGCCGCGGCATGGGATGACATTGATGATCCCACCGAGGTGCCGAAGGCGGACATCGGCAACGAAGTCACCGACTCCCGTGCCGCGAGCACGCTGGAGAAGCTTGACCGTCTCGAGCTGCTGGCGCGAGATGGGTACGGCGACAACGAGGACACCTACGTTCGCGCTGGATGGTCATCGCGAGCATCCGCCTGGAGGGCACTGCAGCGAGCAGGGGAACTCGAACATGTCGACCGCCTGAAGCGCAACGACCAGGCACGCCAGATCGCATCATGATCGCCGGGCAGCTGTCTATCTTCGATGAACTCGATGACGAGCGTGAGCCCGCCGCATCAACCACCTGCCCCCATTGCCATCACAGGTGGACGCTGTCGAAGTCCGGGCTACCGACTCTCGCCGACCACCTCAAGGGGTCAGGGCACTGGCCCTATGGCGGGTCAATCGCCGGAAAGTGCGAGAACCAGGCAATCAGCCTCTTCCAGCTCGGAAACCAGCAGCACATGGGCTTTACAGAGAACCCGCCGATATACACCACCGACCTACTCGGCGCGATCCTCCGTGCGAAGCAGCACGGATGCACAGACACACAGATCAAAGCCGTCCTCAAGACGGTCACACCAAGGAAGTGAAGCATGAAACCGAACTCCCGTTACGTTCCCGCCGCCCCGTACAGGGCAGCGCTCGAAGAACTGAGCGCGAAGCATTCGCAGGAGGAACTGGCACGCCGTCTCAGAGTCACCCCGCGCACCATATGGCGAGCGTTGAGCAGCGAGTCAGTGAAGATCAGTCGCACGTTCGCGGAAGCGATCCTGTTCGAGGCTGGGATGGGCCCCGAACCGGAACCGGTGCAGGAGCGTGCTGAGGATCCGATCACGTGGCCCGAGGTCGCTGAGTTCGCGAAGACCACGGAGGGGCTGGAGTTCATTGAACGATGCTGGCGGCCAGCCGCCTATCGGACAAGGAAGGCCGCATGACCGAGCTAGCCATCGACGTGCACAAGGCGTACTGGATCTCGGACAACGACCGACTGCACTGGGCAGACAAAGCGAAACGCACAAAGCACATTCGGCAACTCGCACGCTACACAGCCAAGCAGCAGAAACTCGTCCTCCCGACACCCGTGATCGTCATCGCCGAGATCGGATTCCGCACAGGCGGCCGAGCCGACCCAGGTAACGCATCACTTGCGGTCAAAGCATGTTTGGACGGTCTCACCGACGCCGGCGCATGGCCCGACGACGACAGCCGACACGTCCTCGGCCCCGACTACCGCCGCGGACCCAAAGCACCGGACAAAGACCGGTACCGCATCCACCTGAAGTTCATTCCGCAACACGTCCCCTTCTGAAAGGACCACACCTTGCTCACCCTGTACTCCAAACCCAACTGCGTCCAGTGCAGCCACCGCCAGAAAACTCGACCAGCTCGGCATCAAGCACGACGTCATCGACCTCACAGAAGACCTCGACGCATACCGGGCAGTCAAAGCCCTCGGCTACATGCAGGCCCCTGTCGTCGCGGTCACCTACCCAGACGGAACCGTCGAAGACTGGGGTGGATACCAACCGGACAAGCTCAACGCCTATGCCGAAGCCGTGAAGACAGGAGCAGCGGCATGACGAACAGCATCGGGTACGCGAACCCCCGCCGGCGCCAGCCTCAGCACCTACTCGCTCGAGAAACTCACCAACACCACACACGAACGCCGACAAGCCACCGCAGTCGTCCAATCATGGCTACCCGCAGACGAAGCACGAGACGTCCTCGAAACCCTCGGACTGCTCCCACCACGACCAGGGAGGGAATGACAATGGAAAACCTCACCGCCATCGAAGCAACCAAACGAATCTCCCTCGCCCAGTCCATCCTCGGACACCGCCTGCCCAACGCTCGCACCGTCGACCTCGCCATTGCAGCCCTCGAGGGGGCACAGATCGACGAACTCGTCGGACTCGAGGAGGCGGCATAAATGCCGTGGGGCAAGATCGACGACAAGCTCTACTCGTCACCCAAATGGATGACCGTCAGCAAGGGCGGGAAAGCCCTCTGGGTGTCTGCACTCTCATGGTGCATGGCGCAACTGACGGACGGAGCGGTGACGAAGCAGACATGCTTCATGCTCGGAGCGTCGACGAAGGACGCACGTAGCTTAGTTGAAGCGGGCCTATGGGACGAGACCCCAAACGGCTACCAATTTCACGACTGGCTGGACTATCAACCATCACGTCAACAGGTGCTCGCAGAACGTGAAAGCGCACGTCAGAGGCAACAAAGGGCACGGGACAAGGCTTCATCGTCACGCAAACGTCACGGCGTGACTAACACCGTGACTCACGGCGAAGTTCAACCGTTAGTCACGGGTGATGTCACGGTCCCCCCGACCCGACCCGTCCCGACCCCTATAGAGAGTGCGACCGGTCGCAAGCGACCAGCACGACCACTCTCGCCCGACTGGGTGCCCACAGACACTCATCGGGCCAAAGCCTCAGAACACCGAATCAACCTCCCTGCCGAGGTTGAGAAGTTCCGAAATTGGGCTGAGTCGAAAGACGAACGCAAAGCCAACTGGAACGCAGCCTTCACCAACTGGCTCATCCGTACAGCCGAACAACAACCACGACCACCGCAGACTGACCTCTGGTCAAAGGAAGGACCATTCTGATGAACGAACCCACCAGCACCGACGAAGCCGAACTTTCCGTCCTCGGCTCCATCCTCATGACCGGCGGCAAAGTCCTCGAAGAAATCACCCTCACTGCCGACGACTTCGCCAGCCCCCGCAACGCCCGAGCCTTCGAGCTCATGCAGGCGCTCTGGGCCAAGGGTCAGGCCGTTGATCTCGTCTCCACCGGATCAGCTATCGCCACATCGAACGCTGAGACGAAGCGACTCCTCGAACCCGCCTACCTGGCCAAAGCCATGCACAACACCCCCACCAGTGCGCTCATCGGCCAATACCAATCCATCACCCGCGAACACTCCATCCGGCGCCGCCTCATCAACGCAACTACCGCGATCAGTCAAGCCGTTAACGAAGTCGATGACATCAACCAGGTCATCGAAGTCGCCCGCAAAGCAATCGACGATGCTGGGAACGTCAGCACCACCGAAATCCGATCCATGGCAGAAGTTGAGGCTGAAACCATCGCGGAACTCAACGCACCACCGAGGTTCACGGTCACCCCATGGCAGGATCTCAACCACCTCATCGGAGGATGGCGACCAGGAGCGCTTTACGTCATCGGAGCACGCCCGGGCAGCGGTAAGACGCTCGTGGGCCTGCAGGCGGCCGTGAACATGCTCCACCGCGGATCGGTGCTCATGTGCACCCTCGAAATGTCGCAGTCAGAAATCCACAAGCGCGTGTTCTCCCAGCTGCTCCACATTCCGCTGGGCAACATCCTCGACTCGAACATGACTCCGAACGAGTGGGAGCGGCTGACGAATCGCAAGGCCACGAACCGTGATCGGTTCTACGTGGACGACAACCCTGCCCAGACCGTTGAAGGCATCCGAAGGCAGGCACGGACCATCCAACGCCGGCACCCGCTGTCGATGATCGTCGTGGACTACCTGCAGCTGATGGAATCGACGGGCAAGAGTGACAAGAAGCGCCACGAGGAAATCGCACGCTGGACGAGAGCGCTCAAAGTCATGGCGAAGACGTTCGACGTGCCCGTCCTAGTCCTGTCCCAGCTCAACCGTGAAAGCGCCCGCGGTGGGAAGCCCACACTTGCGGACCTGCGCGAATCAGGTGCGATCGAACAGGACGCTGACGTGGTGCTGTTGCTCCACCGGGACGAAGAGAGCCCGGACGAACTCAACATGCTCGTGGCGAAGAACCGGCACGGCATGCGAGAAGCCATCACGTTGCAGTGGGAGGGCCACTTCGCGTCCGTGTCCGACCGGCACTGGCGACCAGCGATCGAGGCAGCATGATCCGTCTCATCGAGTACCTCATCACCCGCCGGCGACTCACCCAAGCGCACCGAACCTCACCAACCATCAACCCCGAAACGGAACCTCACCAACCGCGTGTCGGGGCTGGGAAAAGTCTCGTGGGTCGGGATGGAATCGAAGCATGGGAGACAAAGTGACCAACCCAATGCCCGGCAACCCGTACGCCCAACAGTTCAACAAGATCGAGGCGAGCGACGAGGCCGAAGCCACTCTCGCCCTAGCTCATGAGCAGCGGACGGCAACCCTGGTGAACGTGGTGCGCATGTATGCCGACCTGGGCATGGGTGACCAGGCGGCCGGGATCATCGTCGCAATCACTAACCGACTTGGAGGATACGACCATGAGTGAGAAGTACACCCCCGACGAGGCTGAGCTTATCGGCTGCTACGCCGGAGCCATGGAAGAACAGGCCGGCGAAAACTACGCGACGGCCAAGGCGGATGCTGAGCGCGGGATCGCGAAGATCAAAGCGGATGCGCTGAGGGAGTTCGCTAAGGAGTGGGGAGACGGGCGAGAGGGATTCCCGCACTTCCCTCTCATGGAACGTGCCGACCGGATCGAGGAGGAAGCATGAGTGACACCGTGAAGTCGTGGGTCGAGGAGCGGCAGGCAATCCACGCGGCAGCAACAGACGGACCCTGGTACAAGACCCCGAACGACCGAATCCTCAGCGAAAGCGTGCACTGGCCCGAGGGCGACGACTACGACGTGGCAGGAGGGTTTGGCCGCGACGGTGCCGTTGTCGAAGCAATCCACGACTTCGACGGCAACGCAATCGTGGACGCTCACAGCATGTTCCCTCGCGCCCTGGACGCATTGAACGCGGTACTCGAACTGCACGTTAAAGAGACGGGCGGAACACCAGATGGTGGTGTGGCTGACGTGTGCTCATGCGGCGTTAGCTACTGGCCTTGCCCGACTGTTCAAGCAATCGAAGGAGCAATCAATGGTGAGCGAGGATGACATGCCGTTCAGGTGCTCACGGTGCGGCGCATTCGTCGGGCAAGAACGACTGCATGACGCTGACGACTTCGGCCCAGCACCATGCAAACCATGCAAGCGAAAGGGGTATTGGCAATGACTGACCACGACAACCTGCGGGACAGGATCAAGCACCTTGTCGATGAAACCGACGACGGCGAATCCGCCGCCCAGGCAATCATCGACGACCTGCACCTTGAGTCGTACCCGTTCACTCGACACGACGGGCACACGACAACACACGTCCACGGATGGATGGAGCCACGACCATGATCGAAGACCAGCATGAACGCCCCCGCGGCCACCGCACCATCGTGCCCACCGGATACTTCCCAGGATGGAGAACACCATGACCGACAGCGACTACATCAACCGCGCATTCCGCCCCCAGCCGGGCCGGAAGTACTGGAACCACCTCGCCAAGCACACGAGAGGCGAATGGCACCGTCACTGGCTGCTGACGAGCGGGCAGTACATCAAAACCAGTAACCCCGACATGCGCAAAGGCTACGGATGGAAGATCGTCGGGGAACCGGGGCCGGAACTGGTGAAGCTGGGGAGCCGCACCTGCCCGCCACCACACCATCGTGGTTCAGCCGCCGACGTGGAACGCCACTGGCCAGGATGTGGGCACGAATGAAGTCCTACGACCGCTGGCTGTACCAGCGTTACCGGCGCAACCTCCACCGGCCCGAACGTCCCACACGAGCCCGCCCCGACGTTCTCGCATGGTGGATAGCAGCGCCGCTCCGCACTCTCGCATGGGCACTCAACCAACGATCCAGGAAACCCTGACACACCGGCGTGTCGTCCCTGGTAACTCTCCCGTGTCCGGCGTTTAGCTTCGGGTATGAAGATCCAATACGTTTCGGAGCTGACCGCCGACCACATCGGCTCCACCGTCTCATTCCCCACCTGGTCCGCCCTCGGCTACTGCCGCAGAGGCACCCTCCACGCCATCCACACAGCCACCCCAGGCACCATCACCCTCCAGATCAACGACCACCTGCACACAGTCCCGCTCGGGGCCAGAATCGACGTCCTCGACACCGTTGAACTGCGAGGAATGTGACATGGCCGTCGACAAGAGCAACTGGGATCCGAAGAAGTGTCAGGCCGAGTCGAAGAAGCGACCTGGGGACCAATGCCGCAACTACCCTGTCCGCGGTCTCCGCGTGTGCCTGCGCCACGGTGGGGGATCGAAGAAGGCCAGGGCAGCCGCTAGCCGGAACCTCGAGCAGGAGAAACTCACCCGCGTCGCCCGCAGGTTGGGCACACCCCACGAGAACCTTGACCCTGCGCAGGCGCTCCTCGACCTCGTCGCATCCAAAGCCGGCGAAGTCGAATGGTTGCGGCACCAAGTGGAACTCCTCGAAACCGACGGCGACCTCTGGTGGGGTGAAACCAAGGTCGTCGGCAAGGACAACCCCGAGTTCGGGGAACAGTTCGAACGCACCGAGGAAGCCCGCCAGCACGTCGTGTACACGCTGTTGCACAAAGCCCAGGACCAGCTCGCCCGGTACGCGGCTGAGACGTTGAAGGCCGGCGTCGACGAACGCCAAGTCAAGCTTGCGGAGCAGACGGGCGCCCAGTTCGAAACCGTCCTCACATCCCTCCTCACCGCCATCCAAGCCACACCCGAGCAGATGCAAACCGCGGCCACCGAGATCCCGCGGATCCTCCGCAACCTCGCAGGGAGCGGCAAATGACCATCCAACAAGTCATGGCGCAACGGCAACGCCTCCAACGCGCAGCAGGACTCCTGGCACTCGAATACGACCGACTCGGGCGCACACCGGACGGCTGGAGCATCGCCCACCACCAGGAGGTGATCGCAACTGAGGCGATCGAGCAGGCCGAAAACATGGCCGCAACCGGGGCAATGCTCTGGACTCACGCGGCCAGCATGATCGCCGAAAAACTCGAAGAGAACATCACCGGATTACAGAAAGTGAACACACCATGAGCAACAACATCGACCGCAAGTACACCTTCGACCTCGACAACCAGCCAGGAATCGCAAACAAGGCCATCAGCCGAAGCCAGATCCGTGCCGCCATCGAAGCCCTCGGCCTCGACCCATCAGCAGTCACCGAACTCCACATGCAACACGACGCGATCACGATCACCGCGCTCATGAAGGACATTGAAGGGCACCGAGTTCTTGGAGCGCCCGACGCGGTAGCCCCTGACGACGACCTAAGTGGATTCCTCAAGCACACATACACGGCAAGGATCTGCGACGACAGCGAAGCCGCGAAGATCAACAAACTCAGGGAAGGGTGACTGGTCATGTGCCGCAAGGTGAAGTACCGCGACATGATCGCCGCGAAACTCCAACTGGCGAAGATCCAATGGAAAGACAAGTCGCATCGGCCCGACCTCGAGCAGCGGGCATACAAGTGCCCACACTGCCGCTACTACCACTTGACACACAAGGCCAAGGAGAGCGTATGACCCCCGTATTCCTCAGCCCAGATTGCCGAGACGGCAATGACCGCAAGTGCGACCTGCAAGCCTGGGACGACATCAACGACGAACCCACCGAATGCGGATGCGACTGCCACCAGGAGGATGAATGAAGATGCTGCCGAGATTTGAGCCGAGCCCGTTGATCGAGGGGCTTGCTGTGCGCCTGGCGAACTGGGTTCTCATGAACTTCACATCAGAGCGATACCAAGGACTCCTTGACGGCACGATCCAGTACGGATTAGCCGCCGCAAAGCGTGATGCCGAAGAAGGCCGCGATGCCCCGACCGACTGGCAGGAGGACGCATGACGGGCAAACCGACAAAGACCGGCACCACGTGGCCCATGACGCACACCGAGCGCGACCTCGCCCAGGCGGAGGCTGACCACTGGCAGAGCGAGTTCCTGGACGCACTGCGCGGGATGCAAGCGACCGCAAACGACGCCAAGGAGGACGCATGAAGCCCGGCCACGAAGACTGCACCCACGAGACCGTCGACGAGAAGGTGCTATGCGAACGCGAGGCCAGGACGACCATCATCTGCCTCCACGACCACCGTGAACCCGTGTACACCTCCGACGGCATCGGCGGGACCGCTGTTGGTTTCCACTGCCACTGCTGCGGCAACGCGTGGAACGACCACGCCTACATCGAAAGGGGACCACATGCCTGACTACGCCGAGATCATCCCCGCAGACGATCACATCGAACACACAGACGGCGAGAACTGCGTCTGCGGTCCACACGTCGAATTCGCGCCCGACGAGCACGGAGACTTCTGGATCATCACCCACCGATCCCTCGACGGCAGAGAGGCACACGAATGAGCTACCCACACCCAGGCTTTCACGCCGCGCTCACAGAAATCCCCGGCCTTATCGGGGAACTCCGCGGCTACCTCGAACCAGGACGATCAGGCACCACCGGACGGGCAGCACCCGGAGCGAAACTCACCGCGCCCATCCAACTCGGACCAGTCGACGACGCAGACGACCTCTACGCCACACTCCGCGAGCACGCCGCCTGCATCGCAGACGAGCTCGGAACGAAACCACCCACCACAATCGCCTGGGCCAAAAACCGAGAAAACGGGCTACCAGCCAACACCCCACCAGAAACCGCATTCGCACAATCCCGTACCCTCGCACGCTTCATCGAACACCAACTCCCCATGGTTCGCGATAATGACCTCACTGAAAGTATCCAACGCGACATCATCAAACGATGGTTGAAGGCAACCAAGAAATACCCTGCAGAAGCGCCCCGCCAGCACCTTCCAGTCAGATGCATCGCCTGCGAAGTGATGCTCGTGTACATGCACCCACCCCGATCGTTCGGATTCGACGAAACGTTCGTCTGCGAGTCCTGCGGCAGGTGGCACACGGAAACCGAAATCGCCGAACAGCGATTGCAACACCGAGCTGAGCAGGCAGCGAAGGGGCGAGCAGCATGACGAAAAAATGGGTGACAATGCAGGAAGCAACCGAACTATTCGAAGTGTCCCGCTCAACTGTCAACAGGTGGCGCGAACAGTACGTAATTCGGGAAGCCCGACTTTCCCGCCGGCTACCACTCATGATGTGCGTCGAAGACATTGCGAAAGCGGAACTACAGGCGCGGAAAAAGAACCCGGTGATACGGTGAGTCGCTTCTTCCCGATGGGACAATCAAATGTTAGACTAGCGTCAGCGGGTAAATTACATCCGTGTAGTTCAGTGAGGAACTGACTTGGACTGGAAACCAACTCCCCGATTCTATGCAGCGGCCCGCTTCGCGAAACCCATGCCGAAACGAGTGGGCTACCCGGAAGAAGAATTCCTGCCCGAAGTGGTAGACGAATTCCACGCCGTACGCATGGGCACGGTCGGTGGAATATACAAACCCCTCACGAAGATCAACGTCGACGATCGAGTGAAGGCTGCCTGCGGGACTCTCGTCGAAGTCCAATATCCACTCGCGTTCAACCCTGACGAAGACGGTGCCTGCCCCAAATGTGCACGCAAGGTCCGGCAGGACGAACGAGAACGAAGAAACCGGATGCCAGTCAAGTATCGGACGGAAACCCCAGACTGACCGCATCCGCCCCCTAATCGTGGTGGGGTGTTTGTCACTTTTCTACCCACCACCTGAGACCCCCGTAGAAGCCGCGCTGCTGCTGGCTCCGGGGGTCTCACCCTTACCAACCACAGCACCGGGCTCGCTACCTTGCCGCCGTGGTTCGAGTTTCCCGTACTCGTTTAAAGCGGGGTCAACTTCATGGAGGTGAGCATGTCGGTCGACTGGATGACAGCACTGGCCGATAAGCTCGAGTCGCAGGGCCAGGACTTGCACCGCTGGGAAACCCCTGGCGAACTAGCCCGAGCGATTGAACCGAATACCGTGCAGACGCCTGCGCTCGATGTCATCGACCAAGCACTCGTAGATGTCGAAGCAGGTCGCAACGACCGGCTCATCCTGAACCTGCCACCCCAGGAGGGGAAGAGCACCCGCGTGACCACGTTCGGGCCACTCTGGTTCCTCACCCGCAACCCTGACCGTCGTGTCGCAGTCGTGTCCTACGCCCAAGACCTCGCCGAAGAGTTCGGACGAAACATTCGCAACCACATCGAGGACAACCAAGGCGACGAAGGCTCACTCGACCTCGGGCTGCGCATCGCCGCGGACAATAACGCAATCCGTCGCTTCCGCATCGCCGGCCGTCAAGGTGGCGTCCGTGCAGTCGGACTATCCGGTGGACTCACCGGTAAAGCAGTGGACGCGCTATTCATCGATGACCCGATCTCAAACCTCGAACAAGCGTTCTCCAAAACCTACCGAGAGCGTGCATGGAACTTCTGGACCTCCGTTGCGAACACGCGTCTCGCACCCGGCGCGCCCGTAATTCTGGTGCTCACCCGATGGCACGAAGACGACCTCGCAGGGCGGCTCCTGAAGGCCGAGGATGCCGACCGCTGGCGAGTCATCAACATTCCCGCCCAGGCAGAAGAGAACGACCCCCTTGGCCGCAAGCCGGGGGAGTGGTTGCAATCGGCTCGCCGCCGCACTGTCGAGCAGTGGGAGCAGATCAAGACCGCTGTCGGGCCGAAGGTGTTCCAGAGTCTCTATCAAGGAAACCCCACGGTCGACGATGGTGGCGTGTTCCCGAAGGAGTGGGAGCGCTACGAGCAGCCGATGTGGGTCGAGAGGCCCGATGGGGTACGAATCGTCCCCGGTCTCGCAGAGAATGGCTACGAGGTCGCCCAGTCCTGGGATCTCACTTTCTCCGACACTGACGGTTCAGACTTCGTGGTCGGGCAGACATGGCTGCGCGTGGGTATCAACGCCTACCTTGTCGACCAGGTGCGCGAACGCATGAACTTCAAGACGACAGTGGACGCGATCAAGTCCATGTCGGCACGCTGGCCCCAAGCCACAATGAAGCTTGTTGAAAACAAGGCCAATGGCCCTGCAGTCATCAACGCATTGCAACACTCAATACCCGGCCTCGTCCCGGTCGAACCGCAAGGCTCGAAGATGTCGAGAGCATCAGCGGTGTCCCCGCTCGCGTTCTCGAAGAACATCATTCTCCCGTCGTCACAGCTATTCCCTGGCGTGGATGACCTGATCGAAGAGGCGAGAGCCTTTCCAGACGGAGTTCATGACGATTGTGTGGATGCCCTCTCGCAGGCAATCAATAACCTGCTCCTTCATCCGCTCATCGATCAGGAACAGCTCGTCGCTGAGGAGTTCGCCGACGACGCTATCCCTATCAGCTACTTCTAACCGAACGGAGGCCTCATGGGTATTCGCAATTGGCTCGGCCTCCAAGAGTCCACGGACCCGGAAGTGAACCGGCTCAAGGGTGAAGTCGATACCCTGTCGTTCCGTCTCGAGGAATCGTACGAGCAGCTATCCCGCATGTTCGCCGAGGACGCCGGGTGGTCGAAGCTCGGTGACCAGACGGAACGCGACCTCTCACCTGAGGGTCGCAAGCAGGCCGCGCAGGCCTGCAGGGTCATGGCCATCGCGAACCCCTTGATCGCCCGAGGGATTGCCGTCCGCACCGGGTATATCCACGGCAACGGCGGCATTGGTGTCGTTGCCGCCGATGGCAAAGAGACGGGCACGCAGGACGTGAACACCGTCATCCAAGCTTTCCTTGACGACCCGGGTAACCGGGCCGCGTTCACTGGCCACCAGGCACACGAGCAGCTGGAGCGCCAGTTGTCGACGGACGGTAACATGTACGCGATCCTGTTCACCGCGCCCGATACTGGGTTCGTTCGCGTTCGCACTCTCGACCCGCTCGAAGTCACGGACATCCTCACTAACCCCGAGGATGCATCCGAACCGTGGTTCTACCGTCGCGACTACGTTGAAACAACGATCGGTGAACGCACCGCGAAAGTCACCACTCGTCAGAAGACCACCTGGTATCCGGCGCTCGGGTATAACCCGACTCGGAAGTTCCCAGTCATTGACGGCAACCCCGTCGACTGGTCCGCCAGCGTGCACCACACAGCCGTCAACAAGGTCGGCAAGTACGGCATCGGAGACGCCTACGCCGCCCTACCCTGGGCTCGCGGGTACACGGGTTTCCTTGACGACTGGGCAAAGCTCACCAAAGCCTTGTCCCGGATCGCTTGGAAGATGTCGGGCAAGAAGAACACCGCCCAGCAGATGCGCTCCCAGCTCAACAGCCTCACTGAGGCTGGTGGCATCGTCGGCGGGGACGCGGGCACACAACTCGAGGCCGTCCCGAAGACTGGCGCCACTATCGATGCCGAGTCGGGCCGGCCGCTGGCCACGATGGTCGCGGCTGCGTTCGGGATCCCTGTCACGACGCTCATGTCCGACCCCGGGCAGACCGGCGCACGTGCTGTCGCGGAAACCCTGAACCAGCCAACACGGTTGCAGATGCAGGGACGCCGTGACGTGTGGACGGAAACCTACCGGGCCATCCTCAACCACGTCATCGATCAAGCCGTCCTCTCGCCCCGCGGACCTCTCAAGGGCGGGGTGAAAGCAGACCCGTACACGGGCCGGCAGGAAGTTGTCCTCGGCAACGAAGACGACCGCACGATCACGTTCACCTGGCCGGAACTCGACGACACTCCCATTGACGTCATGGTGAAAGCCATTGTCGATGCCGACGCAACACAGAAGCTCCCACCGTTGGAGACGATGCGGCTCCTACTCCGTGCACTCGGAGTCAGGGATGTCGACGAGATCCTCGACCAGTTCACCGACGACGCCGGCAACTTCATCGACCCAAATATCAGTGCCGGGGATGCGGCCGTGGATGCGTACAACCGGGGCGAGGATCCCGCAGCAGTGCTCAACCAGTAGAGGAGGTTCGGCGTGGCCATCACAGAGTTGACGCTACGTCGGGCCGCCGAATTGCGAGCCATGGTCGACGACTATGTTGACGCCTCCACCCGGGCACTCACTGCCCGCTGGGCGCAAGCCTGGCAGGAAGTTGCCCAGGAGTGGCAGGACACGATCGCCGTCATCCTCGCGAAGAAGGCTGCGGGCGAACCGCTCACGCCGGCGCAGATCACGAACCTGGCGCGCACTCAACGAGCGTTGGCGATGACCGCGGCGAAACTGCGTGAACTCGCAGCCGAGCTCGGGCCACTACTCGAGGATTCGGTGCGCGAAGTCGTCGAACGCACCGCGGATCTCACCACCGCTGTTGCGGCGTCCCAGATGCCGCCCGTCGATTCGAAGCTGCTCCCGTCGTTCACGCGTGTCGACCAGTCGGCACTTGAACAGATCATCGAACGGTCCCTCGGTCAGATCCACGCCTCATCACTGCCGCTGTCGGATGAAGCTGTCGACGCGATGAAGAGTGCACTGATTCGCGCAGTCCCCAGTGGCTGGCATCCGGACAGGGCAGCACGGGAGATGCTCAAACGGGCACGCTCAGGGTTCAACGGGGGACTCACACGGGCGCTCAGAATCGCCCGCACCGAACAGTTGGATGCTCATCGGGCTGCGAACCGGGCACAGAACATCGCCAACCCGACTGTGACCGCGGTCGTGTGGCATGCAGAACTCTCGTCTCGCACGTGCCCGTCGTGCATTGCGAAGCACGGAACCGAATATCCACCCGACACCGAAGGCCCGTTCGATCACCAGAACGGCCGATGCACGTTCATCCCCAAAACAAAGTCGTGGCGCGACCTCGGATTCGACATCGACGAACCACCCGACATCATCCCCTCGGCAGAGGACTGGATAGCGAACAACCCTCACGACGCTGTTGCCGCCCTCGGTCCCGACCGGTACCGGATGCTCCAAGACGGGCAGATCAGCCTTGCCGACATGGCCCGCCGTGTCGACAACCCCGATTGGCGTCCCTCGTATCAGGCAACCCCACTCGCAGACCTCCGCAGGAAGGCGAACCCATGACCATCGCAATACTCCGAGAAAAGGCCACCGTCACCCCGAAGGCGGGTGGGCGCGCCAAGATCGGGATCATCACACCCGGTGCAGGATCGAGCGGCGTGTACCCGAAAGAAACCATCGAGGCCGCCGGGCGAGACAAGGTGTTCCCCAAAGGAACGCAGATGTTCTTCAACCACGCCACCGAAGCCGAGGACTGGTCCCGCCCCGAAGGCGACCTGCACAACCTCGTCGGCATTCTCACCGAAGACGCCCACTGGGACAACGAATCCGGCGGGCTCGTCGCCGAGGCGAAGATCTTCTCCCACTGGAAGCCCATCATCGCCGACATGGCCGAAGACATAGGCGTGAGCATCCGCGCATCCGGGGAAGTCAGCGAGGCCGGCGGTGAGCGTGTTGTCACGAAGCTCACCGAGGCACGGTCCGTCGACTTCGTAACCAAGGCCGGACGCGGCGGTCGAGTCATCGAGGTGCTCGAGTCTGCGCGATTGCACGAAGGCGTCAATGACGAGACTCGTCAGCTCCTCCACCAGGCTGTGCGCGCCGCCAATGGCGACCGGTGGTGCCACGTCACCGACCACACCGACTCCACCGTGTGGTTCAACGTCGAAACCGATCGCGGCGGGAACTCCACATTCGAGCAGAAGTACACGCGCAACGGCATCACGATCGCACTCGAAGGCGAACCCGCTGAAGTCGTGCCGACCACCGTGTACGTCCCCAAGACCACCCCAGCCCCGGTTGGGAATGGAAATCAGGAAACCAATCCGAAGGAGGCAGCCAGCATGGCTGACACCGAGAACACCAACCGGGTCGACGAAGCCGACTCGAAGAAGCCCACCCCACCCAACAGCGGGGGTGGCAACGGCGGCGGCAGTGAACTCGAACGACTCCGCAAGGAGAACGCCGAACTCAAGGCTGAAATCGCCCGACTCAAGGCCGCCAAGGCGAAGGAAGCCCGCCGAGCCGAAGTCGAGAACGTCGTCGAGGAAGCATTCGACGGAGTCGACCCCGGCATGGTCAAGGAGCTGCTCATCGACCGACTCGCCGAATCCGACGCCGCCGGGGACGACCTGATCAAGGAGGCCCGGACGTTCGCCGAGGACTACAAAACCAAGACAGCCGGTACCGGTCAGGTTCGTGGTCTGGGAGAGTCCCGACCCATCACCACCGACACCACTGCCACCGAATCCGAGCTGCCGTCGTACGACGAACTCACAGCCCTGAAGGGAGCCTGACATGGCGAAGAACCAGAAGTACCCCGAGAACAAGCACATCGCCCTCACCGCCGACAAGGCCTACAAGTCCGGTCAGGCTGTCGCGATCGGCGCCTACCGCGGTGTCGCCCTCATCGACGCCGAACAGGGCGACCGAGTCACCGTGTGGCTCGACGGTTCCTGGGAGATCGACGTCACCGGCGCCCTCACCGAAGGGCAGGTCGTCTACCTCGGCTCCAGCGGTCTCACCGCAACCGCGAACGACACCCCATGGGGTGTGTCGAACCAGGCCAAGGCCACCGGCACCGGCCCCGCCGAAGTCGCACCGTTCGGTGCCGTCCCGCCCGCCCCTGCTGGCGCCTGACCCCACCACACTCTTAGGAGATAACAATGGAACTTGATCTGCTGGCTGAGGCGGAATTCCGCACAGCCCCCAACATGAAGCAGAAGGTGCTCAGCGCCGCCAAGCTGTTCAACGAAGCCCAGAAGGGCACCAACCTGGCCCTCGCGCAGTTCCGTGAGGCCATGTCCACCAGCGACTTCCCGATCCTCCTGTCGAAGGGGTTCGAAGTCGAAGCCATCCAGGCTCAGAAGGATGCCGTCAAGGAGTACGAAGCGTTCGCGATCGAGAAGAAGGTTCCCGACTTCCGACCGAAGAAGCTGCGCGACCTGTTCGGCAACACCGAATTCGATCCCGTCGGCGAAGGCGAAGAGTACAAGGCCGACACCCTCGACGAACTCGAAGTCGAGTACAAGGTCGGCAAGTTCGGTCGCCGCTTCGGGTACACGTGGGAGCTCGCACTGTCCGGTGACTTCACCGACATGGCTGACTTCCCTCGCCGCCTCGGCAACGGTGCCACGGAGCGTTCCAACCGGAACGTGTTCGAAACCTTCGTGTCCGAGACCGGACCGCGTGCCGACTTCTTCGCCGCAGTGGACAACAAGCCCCTGTCGCCGGAGAACCTGCAGGCCGCCGTCGAGTCGTTCGCGCTGAAGGAAGACCATCGTGGCGACCTCGTCGACACCACCGGTCTCGTGCTTCTCGTGCCCCCGTCCATGCAGATCGAAGCGAACCGCATCATCAACGCGGACGTTCTCAAGCTGAAGGTCACCGAGGGCAACAAGGAAACGACCACGGAGATGCAGAACCCGTTCCGGGGTCTCGTCACTGTGCAGGTCGCGAAGTGGCTGGTCAAGATCGACAAGTCCGACAAGCGTGCCAAGACCTGGTACCTGCTGGCGAACAAGTCGAGCGACCACCCGGCAGTCATCCACTCGCAGCTCATCGGTCACGAGAACGTGGACATTCGCACCAAGCGCGACCAGGGCAACCGGGTCGGCGGTGGTGAGATCCCGTTCGAGGAAGGCTCCTACCTCGATGACACGATCGACTTCCGCGGTCGTTCCGTCGACGGTGCCGCGAAGGGCCTCGTGGACGCTGATGGTAAGGCGCTCGTCGCCTACGCATCGACCGGTTCCTGACCCCATCTGAGCACGGGCCCCGCCCCACTGTGACCACCATGCAGCGGGGCGGGGAACGGCACAACCAAGGGAGTTGTAATGGTTGATTACAACGATCCAGTGAGTCAGGTGCGGCTCATCATCGGCGACACCAATGCGGATGACCGCGACTTCGACAACGATCAGATCAAAGGTTTCCTCACCATTGCCCGTGACTCAGTGTTGCGGGCGGCTGCGGACGCCCTGGATGCGATCGCCACGGACGAAGCACTCCTGTCGAAGAAGATCACCACTCAGGACCGCTCATCGGACGGGCCGGCTGTCGCGGATGCGCTCCGCAAACACGCGGTAGCACTCCGGGCCCGGGCCAAGGAAGAGGAAGACGCTGAGGACGATGAACCGTTCTTCGTGGCCTTCAACCTCGACGGCGGATCCGCGCAAGAGGGTGAGGAGGTGCGGTTATGACTCGCATCGCCCGCGGCCGCCTCAAGGTCATCCCTCCGGGGTGGTCTGAGCATCACCGTCCCACTGCGTACGGGTTCCTCACCGGCGAATGCACCGCGTACACGCTCGGCGGTATTCCTGACTGGCCCGCACCACAGGAACCGGAAGTCATGCCTGTCTGGGAGTCCGCGCCGTGCTCGGTGCAGTTCCTCACCCAATCGTCCCGACCAGTCCTGGTCGCCGATGGTCTCGAAGTGATTGCCACCCACCGAATCTCGGTACCGATCGCCGCGAAATGGCTCCACTACGGAACCACGATCAAAGTGCTCGACAACCCGGACGACCCGGACCTGAACGGGCGGGAATTCCAAGTGCTCGTGGCTGAATCAGGGACCACGAACTGGACACGCGACTACCTGTGCCAGGACGTCAACGGACAGGAAGTGAGGGCTGCTTGATGATTACCACCCCGAAATGGATCGTCAATGCAGAGACGGGCTGCTGGGAGTGGATCCTTTATTTGGATCGAAGCGGCTACGGTCGACTGACATTCGCAGGGAAGCGTGGGTACTACGCCCACCGCTGGTCATATGAACAGCATGTCGGGGAAATCCCCGATGACATGACGGTAGATCATCTCTGTTTCAACCCGGCCTGCGTCAACCCTGGCCACTTGCGCCTCTTATCCTTGCCCGATAACTCGGCCAACCAGCGGAGTGCGATCAAGACTCACTGCAAGAACGGGCACGAGTATACGCCGGAGAACACCTACATTCGGCCTGCGAGAAAACACGGCGGTCAGCGAGATTGTCGCACTTGCATTCGTGAGCGCGTTGCTAGATACGCAAGCAGAAAGGCCGCAGCGTGACCGGCAAAGCGTTCGACGCAAGCGAACTCCGATCGCTTGGCCACGACCTCACCAAGGCGGGGATGAACGCCCAGCGTGGTGCTCGGGAAGTAGTCGCGAAGACCGCAGCCGATATCACCGCGGACGCGAAGAAATTCGCCCCTGTCGACACCGGAAACCTCCGCAGCTCCATCGGACACGACCTGTTCGACACGAGCGGGGAGACCGGTGCCGAAATCGGACCCACCACGAGCTACGCAGGGTTCGTCGAATGGGGCACGAGCCGGATGGCCCCGCAGCCTTACCTTGGCCCGGCGTTCGACCGCCGGATACCTGGGTTTGAGAAAGCTCTCGGCAACATGCTCGACGGTACATGGAAGGGGTGAGTGCCCTGGACATCATCACCATCACCACGTGGACGCTCGACCGACTCAAAACTGTCGGCGTGGGCGTGTATGACGGAATGGTTCCCGAATCCGTGCCCACCAGTGCAGGCGGCATCATCAAGCCCTATCTGGCCGTGTGGACGCAACCCCTCCGGGAGCACTACGAGCAGCCCCTCGACTACTCCGCACAGGAGTCCGCTGGGGCGCTCACCGTCACCGTCGCTGGCGCGACAGTCGGCACGGTCCGCAACCTCGCCCAACAGGTCATCCGCACACTTAATCGGATACCGGCGCCCGGCGGGGGAGAGTACCGGCATGCCGAACCACACATACCCATCCAGCACGACGGTCAAGTGAGTCCCGTCAGGTACTACCTGCCGTTGTCGTTTTCGTTCCAGCAACCATGAGTAGCGGACTCCGGCCAGGCGGATAGCAATTATCTGGCCGGAGTTTGTGACTACTTCAGCAGGCTTCTCGCTTTTGCCAGCGTTATGTCGAAGCCGTTCTTCTTCATGTGCTTTTGCAGGTCACTGGCCGACTGCGAGCCTGATCGGTTGAATCCCTCGACAGCGGTTTTGAACTGCTTCTCAACTTCCTTGCTGAGCTTGTCCATCCCATCGTCATTCCACTCGATTTTCATTTCACCTCCCAACTACTCCTGTTGAGGGGATTCTATCCGTAGGCCTCGGGAAACCGGGGCCTTTGTCATGTCCGCACACAAGAGGAGGCCCACGTGGCTCACATCTATGACGAAGACCAGTTCGTCACCGCCTACGACACCCGAACCGGGAAGAAGGTGGGCCGGGTTCCCCGTGCGCACCTGACCATCTTCCCGCACCTGGCTGTCACACCCCAGGCGAAGGCCGACCGGCCCAAGCCCGTCGAGAAGCCCAAACTTCCCGACTTCATCTCATCCGAGAACACTGAAAGGAAGGCTGAAGATGCCTAAGTCCCTCGCCGACGGCCACACCAAGGTCGCTCTTCTGTCCACCAAGCCCGCCGATCCGAAGGCTCCTACCCTCGCCGAGCTCAACGCCGGCATCGATGCGTCGTGCCGCATCAGCTCGTCCGACTACAACGTGGCGTTCGCTGCGTCCGAGACGGTCGACGAGAAGGAACTGTGCGTCGAAGGCGCAGCGGTCGCCTTCGGGCCATCGAACGCAACCATCGAGTTCACCCCGTTCCGGTACTTCACCGACATGGGCCAGCCCGAACCGACCGAAGAGGCCGAAGTCGGAGACGCCGTTTTCCAGGCCACCAAGGTCAAGGGAACCCGCCTCTGGATCTACCAGCGCGAGACCTCGAAGAAGTCCACTGACCCGTGGGCAGCTGAAGATGAGTGCGAGGGCTTCGAGTTCCTCACAGACAACCCGCAGCAGGTCGACCGCACCGGCTACATCAAGAAGCGAATCGTTGGCGCCTACCAGGATGCGTGGCCCAACTGTGAGGTCGCTGCAACCACGCCCTGATCCATCCTGACGCACAGATTGCACCGCATTGCCGGTGCATTTTTTGTGCCCGAAATACCCCCGTGGGCAGGTTCCTCCATGGCCTGCCCACGGGCCCACCGCCCCTCATGGAGACCCCACAACTTTCACATGGAGGAAGAAATGACAACTCAGTTTGATCCCGATGCATTCATCGCTGGCATCCGCACGGCCCAGACCAAAGTGACCATCTTCCAGCGAGCCGATCTCGCCGGCGAATTGCAGGCGGTCGAGGCAGACCTGGCACTGTTCACCGATGACGGTGAAGAGCAGGATCTCACGGCCGGAGCAGAGAAGGCGGAGCTGCTTGAGAAGCAGGCCGAACTGCAGGCCGAACTCGAGAATTCGGCGGTCGAGTTCATCGTCCGCGCCATAGACCCCGAAGAGGTCGAAGAGCTGGCGAAAGCGGCCCGGAAGGCGTGTGCAGAGAAGGCAGACCAGGCAGCCAAGGAGGCCGCTGGATATGCCCGAGAAGAGTGCCGTCGTGCCGAGATCGGCGACAAGAACGACATTCGCGAAGCGGTCCGGCGCGCCGCCTCAAATGCGTCCAGCGCGATCATCCAAGACGAGACGGGGCATTACGTGCTCTCTGCCGCGATCGTGAACGAAGACGGTGCGCAGGTGTTCACCCCAGATCAGATGCGGAAAGTGTCGAACAAGATCGGCGAACCGCAGGTAAAGAACCTGCGCGACGCGTTCTACGATCTGACTTCCACCGATCCGGGTTCGTTCGTCCCAAAATCGCTGAAGCCTGGGCCGAGGGCCGAGGACTAAGCAGTCTCACGGAGACGCGCACGGCACGGGCATGGGGGGAGCCCGTGTCTGTGCTGCGCGGAGCCCGGAAGCCCGGGAAGAAGTGGACCATGAGGGACCGCGCATTCGCCCTTGCTCTCACCCTCTATGAGGCGGATCTCTGCAATGGATGCGGGCAACCGATGTCCCTGTCGTCTGGCGAGCACCCGCACGATTACGACATCCGCGACACGAGATGCATGGCGTGCGCCGAACTCGAAGAGTTCCAGCAGTCAGAGAAGTCGAAGAACCTTGAGCCGGGCACAAAGACCTATGTCGTCGTGGATGAGTGACTAACGCTTGATAGCGGCGACGATTCGCACAACGAGTGACGCGAACAGCACTAGAAAGCCACCGAATAGGCCGAAGAGCATCCCGTAGGTGGCGAACAGCATCGCACCCTCTCCGCCCATTCCTGACTGCACTGCGCCGACCTGGACGACGTAGGCGACGACACCCACAGCCATGGCGACCACACCAATGAGCAGAAGAATTGCGGATGCCTTCTTGAGCTTCCGATATGTCGCGTCGCTGCTTTTGCCTGCAATAGCGGTCGTCATTTTCTTATCCCCTCTGTAGTACCAGAAGTATATAGGAGGCCACTGTCATGGCAGAAGTTCGTAATGTGTCAGCCCTCCTTTCGGTGAAGGTCAATCAATTCAAGGCCGACATGGCGGCTGCGGGCAAAGCGGCAGTAGATGCCGCAAACAAGACCGAGACCGCCTGGGATAAGTCTCAAACTGGCGCAGGCAAGGCCATACAGAAGATCGGCCAGTACCGAAGCGAGATTAGTGAGATCGGCGGCGCGATGGCCACCTTCGGTGGCATTGTCGTTGGCGCAATGGGCCTCGCCACGAAGGCGGCCATGTCCTGGCAGTCGGCTTGGACTGGCGTGCTCAAGACGGTCGATGGATCTCCGAAACAGTTGGCTGAGGTTGAGGCAGGTCTGCGAGGACTCGCCCGAGAACTCCCCGCTACTCACGAAGAAATCGCGGCTGTTGCGGAAGCTGCCGGTCAGCTCGGCATCGAGACCGGCAATGTCGTGTCGTTCACCAAGACCATGATCGACATGGGCGAGTCGACGAATCTTTCCGCCGAAGAAGCCGCAACCTCACTGGCCCGGTTCTCGAACATCATGGGAACCAATCAGAAGGACATTGGCCGCCTTGGTGCCGCGATCGTCGGTCTCGGCAACAACTTCGCTACCACCGAGTCCGAGATCATGGAAATGGCGATGAGGATCGCCGGCGCAGGCAAGCAGGCGAACATGTCCGAGGGCGACGTTCTCGGTCTCGCCGCCGCTCTGTCTTCGGTGGGCATTGACGCTGAAGCTGGTGGCACGGCCATCTCCATGGTCATGAAGAAGATGGGGAACTCCGTCTCCGAGGGCGGCGACGCTATGGCCGGGTTCGCCGAGGTCGCAGGCATGTCCTCTAAGGAGTTCTCTGCGGCATGGAAGGACGACGCCGCGGGCGCACTGTCCACCTTCATTGCTGGTCTGGGTGACGCTCAGGCGGCTGGTCAGAACGTCAATGGCGCCCTCAAGGACCTCGGCATCACCGGCATTCGTGAGTCTGATGCACTGCTGCGCCTATCGAACGCTTCTGATGTCCTCAAGGATGCACTGGCATCCGGCAACGAAGAGTACGCCAACGGCATCGCTCTCATGATCGAGGCGAACAAACGGTACGACACAGCCGAGTCGAAGATCCGTATGGCCGGAAACTCGATCAAGGATTCCGCCATCACCATCGGTGGCACCTTTCTGCCTGTTGTTGCTGAAGGATCCAAGGCTGTCGCTGAATTTGCTGAGTGGATTGGCAAGCTCCCGAAACCGGTGCTCGAAGTGGGCGCCGGCCTCGGCGCTATCGGCGGCGCGGCATCACTCGCCGTGGGAGGCTTCCTGCTGCTCGCGCCACGGGTGTTCGACATCATCGAAGGATTCAACACCCTGCGCACACAGTTCCCCGACCTGACCACGAAGATGGGGAAGTTCGGAAAATCTGCCGGCATTGCCGCAGGCGTCATTGCCGCTGTCGCTACGGCGGCTGTGGCGGCGTCCGAGGCACTGAAGGCGACCGAGCGCACCACGTCTTCGTCGAACTTCATGGAAGCGATCGTCATGTCGGGCGGCAACGCTGAGGAGATCCTCAAGGGCGTCAACCGCGAAATGGAAGACGTTTCAAAGGTCGGCGAGAAGACCGGCAAGACGTTCACTGCCGTTGACGACCTGACTGGCGCGTTCAACCGGCTTTACAACTCGACTTTCTCTGACAAGATCAACACCGCTCTCGGATGGATTCCTGGCGTCGAGTCGGGTGCGGACAAGGCGGAAGCAGCGTTCAGGGAACTGGACACCGCCGTCACCGATCTTGCATCCGGAGGGTCACTCGAAGCGGCTCAGGCTGGATTCAAAGCAGTCATGTATGACGGTCGCGCTGCTGGCGTCTCGCTCCAAGAGACTTTCTCCGAGTTCCCGGAATACAGGAAGCAACTTGAGACCATTGCGGAATCGTCCGGCTTCCTCACTAACTCCATGTCCGAGCAGGAGAAGGAAGCCGTCCTTCTGAAGATTGCCTACGGTGAAATCACCCCGGCGATGATCGAGGCCGGAGCCGCGGCCAACGGCAACGAAGAAGACCTCAAAGCACTGGGCGTGAGCGCTCAGACGACCGAGGAGAAGATCGCCTCGCTCGCCGATGAGATCCGCGGGTTCGGGTCAGAAACGCTTGATGCACGAGCGGCCACGCGTGCCGTCGAGGCCGGCTGGGATGACCTCAACGAGGCAATCAAGTCGGGGAAGACCTCTCTCGATGACACCACCGAGTCCGGTCGCAAGAACAACGAGATGCTGGATGCCCAGATTCGCAACATCAACGACTCCACGGCATCAAACATCGAAGAGGGCCAGTCGGTCGAAGAGGTCACGAAGAAGCACAAGAAGCAACGCGACGAAATGGTGCGTGTTGCCACCGCATTCTTCGGTTCGGAGAAGAAGGCCAAGGCGTACGTTGACCAGCTTCTTAAGACCCCGGACGAGATCGAAACCGATGTCAAGGTCAACACGGGCGACGCCACTGCGAAGCTGAAGAAGACGAAGCAGTGGATGGACTCGATCAAAGACAAGACCGTTTGGGTCCGGGTCAATGAGGTTCATATCCGCAAAGAGGGCGACGAGACCGTTTACTCGTCTGACCCCAAGAACAAGTCGGTCCAGAAGTTCAAGTACTTCGGCGGCATCGATCTGATGCCGATGGCCGCAGGTGGAGTCCATAACAACATCGCCGAGATGGTCAAGCCCAACACCTGGCGCATCGTCGGTGACCGCATGGACGTCGACGAGGCGTTCATCCCACTCGACGGTTCCCGGCGGTCGTGGAAGATCATGATGGAAGCGATCTCCCGCATGCCCGGCGCCATGCCAATGGCGAAGGGTGGTATTGCCTCGGCTGAAAAGTCGGTCGATGCGGCACAGGATCGCCTCCGTGCAGCCCGTCGGGAAAAGCAGGACGCGAAGTCGAAGAAGGCGAAAGCCCAGGCTGATCGCCGCATCCGCATTGCCGAGGATGAACTCGAATCTGCGAAGAAATCTCTCAAGGCGGCCAAGGAGAAGCAGAAGGCCGACGAGAAGGCCGCAAAGATCGCAGCCGACCGCGCCAAGGAGGAGCGTGAACGCAAGGCCCGTGTGAACGACCTCCGCACGGATCTGCGTGTGGATCTTCGCCGCGGCAACATTCGCGACCAGGTGACCGGTGGACTGTCTGGCGGCTACTCGGCCGTCGACCGCCTGTACGACTTGGGTTCGAATCAGGACTTGTCTCGTGGTTCGCGGTCACGTGCGAATTCGTCGGCTCGGAAGTTCGAAGCGAACCTCCGCAGCCTGTACGCGCAGGCTGAGCGGATCGACAACCGGCTGAAGAAGGCGCAGGACAAGGCGACCGAGCTGAAGGGCATCAAGGACTCGGTCGCGTCTGGCCTGTTGAACGACCGTGACCTCGACGTGTCCACTTCGGTGGTTTCGACTGGCGACGGGAACTTCAAACAGGTGTCGTCTCTGTCGTCGATGACTGGGAAGACCGCTCGTCTGAAGGAGCTTGTCGGGAAGCTGGGCAAGCTTGCGAAGATGGGCATCCCTGGTGCTCTCCTGCAGGAGGTTGCGTCGCAGGGTATCGAGGGCGGCAATAGTGCCGCGGATGCTCTGCTGAACGCTCCTTTGGGGGAGCGGAACCAGTTGGTGTCGTCGTGGGCTGAGTTCGACAAGTACGCGAACCAGGCTGGCCAGTTCGTCACGGAGGGCTTCTACAAGGGTGGAGTCAATGCCGCTGACGGTGTGGTGAAGGGTCTGCAGGGCAAGCAGAAGAACGTTGAAGCCGCGATCGCGAATCTTGCGAAGGCGATGGAGTCGACGTTCAAGCAGGTTCTGGGTATCCATTCGCCGTCGCGTGTGACTGGTGAGATTGGTGAGTTCACTGCTGAGGGGCTCGTGCAGGGCATGCTTGGCGGTGTTTCGGATGTTCAGTCCGCGGCCGCCATGCTGGGTGCTGCTGCCGTCCCGTCTGTGGGTGCCATGTCCATGGATGTGGGTGTGACTCCTGTTGTTGCTGACGATGAAGGTGCGGCGGGTCTTGCAATGCAGGACATGTCTGCGACCACGTTGGATGCGATGGAGCAGATGAACCTGTCCGTGTCTGAGGGGTTCGCTGGAATGCTGGCGAACATTCAGACTGCGCAGGCGGGGATGCTCCTGTCCACGCAGGAAAACCAGTTGGGCATGCTCACGAACACGCAGACGCAGAACGCAGCGATGCTGTTGGACACGCAGACTCAGCAGGAAGCTATGCGGGCCACCGTTGCGGCCAAGCAGGCTGGGCAACTGTCGGTGTCGACTGAGCAGCAGGAACTCATGCGGCTCATGCTCATCGACAAGCAGTCGCAGATGAAAACCAGGTCCGAGACTGATTTCGAAGCGTTGAAGAACACGACCGGTTCGAAGTTTTCGACCATGCGCACCAACACTGACACCACCATGTCGGGACTGCACGGCGACTACTCGACGCGTCTCGCGAACCTGAAGTCGTTGAACAAGACCGGGTTCGAGTCGTTGCTGTCCACGTCGAACAAGAACATGGAAGCCATCCGTGAGGGCATTGACGGTGAGATGGCGGCGGCGAAACCCGAACTGGGTGGCCGGCTGAATGCTCTCATCGGTGTCCTGTCCTCGTTCACTGCCAGTGTGAATAAGGCGTTCGGGGATGTGGGCGTGAAGCTCTCCGCCCCGGCCGCATTGAAGTTCGCTTCTGGTGGTGTCATGCCCGGGTATACGCCCGGTCGGGACGTTCACCAGTTCTACTCGCCGACTGCAGGGAATCTGCATTTGTCGGGTGGGGAAGCAATCATGCGCCCCGAGTGGACTCGCGCCATGGGCGGCGAGGCTGGGGTGAAGGCTCAAAACGATGCTGCACGTCAGGGTCGTTTGGATGACCTTCTGCATGCTCAGTCGCAGGCGTTCGCTACTGGTGGCGTGTTCGGTCGCGTTCCGGGCGTGAATGCGTTCGCGGATGCTGGTGTGTGGCGGAACCTTTGGGCGATCACGAGGGACCAGTTCCCGAATGCTCGCCTCACGTCCGCTTACCGTGGTGGTTCCCGCACAGTGTCGGGCAACGCTTCGTACCACTCCAGGGGTATGGCGATCGACGTGTCCCCGTCGATGGACATTTTCAACTTCTGGCGCAATAAGTACGGTGCGAACCTTGCCGAACTGATCTATTCGCCCGCGAACGGGAAGCAGATCAAGAACGGTTCGAACCACTACTACACCGGTGCCGTCCGCGGCATGCACTTCAACCACGTCCACATCGCCGCACGGCAAGCCCTGTCGGACGCTATGGCCGGCGGTCTGCCGGGCATGGGTGGGGAAATGTCGCACCCGTTCTTGGACCGTGCTGGCGTGACTGCCGGTTCCGACTTGCAGGCTTCCTACGCCAAGGCGGCCGAGAAGCTGACCCAGCAGATCTACGCCAAGCACGCCAAGCAACTCCCGGATGGGATTGCTGGGCAACTCGGCAAGGGCATCATGTCCCAGGTTTCCGAGGGACTGGTCGGTAAGGCGAAGGAGTACGGCAAAACCACTGCCATCTCCGGAACCACTGCCGGCGACCCCGCAGTGAAGGCTGCTGTCCGCAAGATCGCGGAGCAGATGGGTTGGGGCAAGTACTGGGGCGACATTGACTGGTTGGTGAACAAGGAGTCCTCGTGGAATCCGAACGCAGCCAACCCGTCATCGTCGGCCCGAGGCCTGTTCCAGAAGATGACTTCTCTGCATGGCCCGGTTGAGGACACGGTGGAGGGTCAGGCCCGGTGGGGTCTGAACTACATCAAATCCACATACGGGAACCCAGCTGCGGCTCGTGCTCATCACCAGCGTTCCAACTGGTATGAGGGCGGCACGGAACGCGCCAAGCGCGGTCTGGCTGTCGTCGGTGAGGAAGGCCCTGAACTCGTGAACTTCCAGGGCGGCGAACAGGTCATGTCGACCGCGGATTCGATGAAGTTCATGGCCGCGAACCGCACTTACATTCCGAACACTGCACCTGCATTCGATGCGGCAACTTTGTCGTCGTCGATTGCGTCTGCGGTGAAGGGGATGCAGGTGACTCCGGAGCAGATCGCGACCGCGTTTGATGGTGTGCCGCTGCAGCTCGTGATGCGGGACGGCACTCAGATGGATGCGTATATGAAGAAGCAGATAGGCCAGGTTGCTGTTGGTGCTGGGAGGGCTCACTGATGCCGATTGTTGTTGATCCGGGGTTTGCTTGGCCGCCGGAGGTGGACCCTGTGGTGTCACCAGATGGTCGGATCACGGCGATAATCGACCCTGCCCATGCTGGGGTGCTGTTGCGGGCTGATTTTGATGATTCGAAGCCCAGCGTTCCCGGCAAGCCGGAAGTGTTGCATCGCCGGAATCTGGCCAGGAATCCTTCATTCTCCTACATGGACCGAATGTTTGATTCCGGCCAGATCACCGGGATCGCCGGTGCTGACGTTTCCGTGTCGAGGGACTGGTCCTCGCGAGGGCAAACCGCTCTGAAGATCGGCGTGGCCTCAGCAACGGCGAACTACACCCTGGCCACTGTCACTCGTGAAGAGCTCGGGGAACGGCAGAGTGATGCGGGCAAGACGTTCACCGTCGCCGCTGATATACACCTCGACGCGAAGCAGACGGGAGCGCTGTGGAACAACGCCCGGCAGATCAACATCACCACTTTCGGGGCAAACGGAAGCCTGAACGCACATTTCGTCGATTCAGTTTCCGCACCGAATGAACCAGGAACCACTCGGCTGAAGGTGACGTTCACGCTGCCGGCAGATTGCCGGGGGTGGGCGATCCGGCTCACGAATGGTTCAACCACGCAGCCGGTGTGGTGGGATTGCCTCTCCATCGAAGAAGGCACTACTTCGGGCGCGTATTTCGACGGCGATAGTTCTCCCGCGAGTGGGAGGAAGCTCCGTTGGACTGGGCAACCGCAACGTTCATCGTCGGAAGAATTCACTCCTGAGGTTCCAGCAATACCGGCGCAGGAAGCAACCACAGCCAAGGTCCGGTTCGAACGGCAGGACGGCAGTCTCGTCCGCTCCGGCAGCCCAGCCTGGGCGCCCGGAGGGTACGCGCACGCCTACGACCACGAAGCCACACTCGGCGGCGGCACACTCTGGCGAGCCGTCCCCATCCGCTTCGACGGCACCGAAGGCGAACCATCCGAATACGTGGGCGCAGTCATCCCGGGCCTGTCTGATGGGTGGGCGTGGTTGAAACCCGTCACCGACCCCGACAAAGCCATGCTGCTGAAAGTCGAACCACCAGACCTGTCCTACGACGGCCGCGTCGACACAACCAGCATCGCCGGCGCACCCCGCCCCGCCGCGACCTGGGACATCCTCGAAGGGTTCACCACCCAGTTGCGGTCCCTCGTGCGCGAGAAGGACGTCGAAGAACAACTCATGGCCCTGTTGGACGAAGGCCCAGTCCTCGCACAATTCCCCGCCTGTGCAGGCCTGCCGGACTTCTACTTCATCCGCGGGAAACTCGACCTCGAACACGTCCACTGGGACGGATGGCCCTGGCGCCGATACCAATGGGACGCCATCCAGATCGACCGCCCCGACACCACCGACTCACCACTGCGGATCCCGGGACTGTCGTACGACACTGTGGCTCGCGATTGGACCACCTACGACCAGCTCGCGGCCACAGTTGAGTCATACAACAAGCTGCTCGAACCATAAGGAGGCCCCCGTGTTCCCAGTCTCCGATCGGTGGCTCGAAGCACTTTCCCTGGCTCGGTATGAACCCGTCGTGCAATGGTCACCCGACCGCGGAACCACCTGGTCAGATCTGACCCTTCACGACGGGTCCATTACCGCCGCCTCCACCTCGCAAGTCCGATGGACCGCCCGCGGCCTCATCATCTCCGGCGCAGACATAGGCCGCCGAGCACTCTCCCCATACGGTGCCCGGATTCGCGTGTTCATGCGCATGCACTACGACCGTCACACCATCGAGACCGTTCCGTTGGGTGTGTACCGGGTCGAAGAAGTCTCCCAAGCTGGTCTCCGACCCGGACGCGCACAGGTGGATGGACTGTCGCTTGAGGCGCAGGTGCAGGATGAACGGTTCCACCAACCCCGCACCCTGGCGATCGGCACCGGTCAATACTGGGCCACCACCCTCATCAAGGAAGTGCTACCCGAGGTCGGCATGTCCTGGCGGCTCGGCGACACCAACATTCCGCAGCTCGTCGAAGAACGAGACCGGTGGGGACTCATCGACGGCCGCTCCCGCGACCCCTCCATTGCCAAGTCCCTCGGCGGCCGAGTGTTCTGCGACTCCCGCGGATCTTTCGTCGCAGCTCCCGTCCCCACACTCGAGGACCCTACAGTGTGGGAACTGGCCGCCGGCCCGGGTGGTGCCCTCGTCGAACCGCAACAAACACTGTCCCGCGACGGGGTGTACAACCAGATCGTCGCCTCCGGAGCGTCCGAGAACGGGCAACCACCCATCGGCCCGTCCGTCGCCTCCGACGACGACCCCGTCTCGCCGACCTATTACAAGGGGCCGTTCGGGGCGGTGCCGCTGTTCTACACGTCGAAACTCATCACCAGCCTGCAACAGTGCCAAACCACCGCACTCGGCCTCCTGGCCCCACGCCTAGGTCTGAAACAGAAGGTGTCCGTGTCGTCGCTGTTGAACTATGCGCTCGAACCCGACGACGTCATCTCCGTGACGATGCCTGACGAAACCGTGGAGAACCACATCATCGACTCCATCACCTTCCCCCTGACCGGAGGAACCATGTCCATGCAAACCCGCTCCACCACCTCACCCGCTGGTGGGCGCATCACCATCGAAGGCGACAACGACGACTACGGGGAGGGCAATTTTGAGTGACGCTGAGAGCGACCTCGCCGCCCTGGTCCGGGCTGAGGTCGAACGGCAGATGAACCCGTTCCAGATCATGCAAGTGAGCTCGGTCCGCGAGGACGGGAAGGTCAATCTGCAATGGGGCGAGACGATCATCAACGACGTCGCCGCCAACCAGGCGTACAACCCTCGCGCCGAGGGAGATGTGGTCCTCGTCCTTCAACACTCAGCCGGATGGCGGGTCATGGACAAGATCGGCGGGCCCGTCGAAGTCGACATTCCCGAACCCGTCGACCTCACCTTCGGCGACGGACTCCCCGCTGGTGACTTCGTGCAGGTGAATTCGGTGTTTATGAAGGACGGCGCGATCTACGGGCTCATTGGTGAAGGCCCGGCGCCGGGCCCGGGTGAACCGCCTCGGAAGTCGAAACCGAAACCCGTCACCTTGGATCCGGCGTCAACGGCGGCATACCGGGATGGTCGACGCGATGGGTCGAGACCTGCTCAGGGCGCGTGGCCGAGTTATCCGCATCCGTATTCTTCGGTGTTCCTCTACGGCAGTCGGATCGCTGCAGCTTGCGAGGGCAAAACCGTGGATAGCATGCAAATCCGGGTCGCTCGCACCTCGAAATACCACGGTGTGTCAGGCAAGGTCCGGCCACGCCTCGGCCTGCACGATGAAACATCCCCACCGTCGAAGACCCCGAAGCTCACGAACCGGTGGGACGGGCCCGGCCTCGGCATGGGCGACTCGAAATGGATCACCATCCCCGCCTCACAAGCAGCACGGCTGGCATCCGGTGCCTCCCGAGGGGTCGGGATCGGTGCGGGGACGGGGAAGTCGAATTACATGATTGCTACCGAAGGCAGCGGCAATCTTCGAATCAAATTCAAGACATAAGGAGAACCTCATGCCCAACTCGCCACTCGCAAATGTTCCCTACCCGTCCGGTCCCGACGCGCCTGCCGCGGCAGCGGACATGATGGGCCTCGTCATGGCCATGGACCCCCGCCTCGTCCTGCCCGCCGTCGACGAAGCCGATCGGGATGCGAAGTACGCGGACGCACCTATATCCACCATGGTGGTGTCCGGGGAATCCCGGAAGATCTGGGTCAAGACCGGACCCACACCCACTGACTGGTGGACGGTGTACGAGCGACAGGAATACCGAACTGGGTTCACCGCCCTGTCAGGGTGGGAACTCGACGCGGCGAAAGCGATCCGCAACACCTACACCACTGAGGTCAGAATCAAACTCATCCGCACAGGCTCAGACCTCAACGCCAGCTCAGTAGGAAACATCCCCGACGTCGACATCGCCATAGTCCCCGCACAGATTAGCGCCACAATCTCGGACTTCCTCGTCATGGGATCGCTCAAAGCCGACTACACGTCAGGAGCCGCAGCCCTGAAAACCGACGGAATCGTCAAACTCTACGACCTCCACACCAACTCGTCGATCCAGAACGGAAACAACGTCTGGTTCTCCGCAACCTGGAACAACTGACAAAAGGGGAAAAGCATGGCCTTGAACGTTTTCGGCGGAGGCCCCAGCGACGTCACCTCCGACTCCGCGGGCAACATCATCGGCGGCGTCACCATGAAGGTGTACACGGCCGCCCTCGGCGGCCAACAGGTCACGGAACTCTACGACACCACAGGCGAACCCCTATCCGGCGTCGTCACCTCTGAGGCCGAAGGCGATAACGAGGGGCGAGTCACTTTCCAAGCCTCCGACCAATACCAGATCCTCTACCTGGACGCCGGATACGGGATGCGATGGGCGGTGCCCGCACGTGAAGCATTCTCCGCCGCCTACACGGCCCTCGGAAAGTCTGAGGCAGCGGTCACAGCCGCACAGAAAGCAGAAGCGCTCGCCACGGAGGCTGGAACGAAGGCGGATTTGGCGTTCGCGGAGGTGGACGCGAAGCTCGGGTTCGATATCACGAAACTGTCACCGACTTTTGTTACGCAGCTGCGCGGCGATCCTCAAGGGGTTGTGCAGTCGTTTGCTCGTGATCCACTGTCGGGGGACTACTATGCCTCCCAGGCGATCGGGCAGATCGGTGGCACTACCAACCTCGTGGTGACCCATTACGACTCAGCTGGGACACCAATCGACCAATGCACGTTCGAAGGGGGCGGACACGGGTCGACGACCGCGATCGAACGTGACGGGCAGAATGTGTGGTTGTGGTTCCGGTGGACTTACGATTCGACGAGCAGTGGCTATACGAACAGGATGGTGCGGGCGAAGTACCAGCCTGGGCTGACTGTGAAACGCAATGATCCCGCCGTGTTGGATGTCATGGACGTGTCCGATAATCTTCTCGTCAACTACGAAATCGACCAGGCTGCTGACAGGATCGCCCTGAGAGTCACCCCGGGCGGCACCAATGAGCAGTACCTGCTGTATCGGTTGTCGGACTATAAAGCGAACCGCAACACCCCGCTGGCGATGCTCGGCCCGTACACGTGGTCCGAGGCTGACGACGGACCGTATCAGGGGCACTGCACTATCGACGGACATCTCTATATGTCCCGCGGCAATGTTGACCAGGGGAACCCGTGCACGATTACGCGCATCGATTGGGAAACGGGCGATCAGATTGTCATCGACGTCACTGATGTTGGCCGTACCGGGTCTACGTGGCCCGGTGGCCGTAACGAGAATGAGGGAGTGACTGTCTGGCGCGGGCAGGGCGGGACCCCCTCACTGCTGTTTGGTAAGGCAGTCGGGTCGTTCGGTTATCGGCAGGCACTGGTGTATTCGTTTTCACCGCCGGCGGCTGAGCACCCGGCGGGAGAATCACTGCGCGCAGCTCTTACCAGTTTTCAGTCAGGGAAAGTCATTGTTCCCGGTGGCAGCGGAGAGATTACGTCAACTCCGGTGCGGTTCAAATGGGAATTTCCCGGGGTGCCGGACATCGTAGTCACTCCCGGCACAACCTCACCCGGCGGCATCGTGAAGGGTGCCTCGTTTGGCAACGAGACTCCACAGGGGTTCACCGCCTATATCAACCGCACGTCAGCCTCGGCGACCACTGTTCACTGGCATGCCTATTACGGGCCCGGAATCAACGGAATCACCGAGTGAATACCGGGAAGAGGAGCTGGTCATGGACAGAACATCACGAGTCTTGAGAGCAATCGGGTCGGTCGTGTTCACGCTTGCCGGGGCCTTCTATGTCCTCGCCCCACCGAACACCACCACGAACTTCTTCGACACCCCAGCACCCGCAGTGATGTGGGGATGGGTGTTCGCAGCCGGTGGACTCATCTCCCTGATCGGCACGTTCACACGAGTTGTGCACCTGGAACGCCTCGGCGTGCTTTTCGTCGTCGTCGCGGCAGCCATGCTCGTCGCCGGCCAATCCCTGGTCATGTTCGCCGACCCCATCACCTGGACGCGGGGTGGCGGCACCCTCGTCTACCTCGGGTTCGGACTGTGGGCTTTCGAGAGATGGTGGCGGCTCGGCCGAGATGAGAGAGCAATTAACGAGATCGTAGATGCGGGGTAGGGATGGATGCAGAACTCATCAAATTCTTCCTCGGCGGTGGCGTCGCAATCCTCCTCGGCGCAGTCGGCAAGTTCATCTACGACCTCATCCAGGGCCGAGTCATCAAGGAAGATTCCGCTGTTGCTCAATGGCGAGGGATCGCCGAGGCCCGGCTGCAGGAGATCCGGGAGCTGAAATCTGAACTGCAGTGGTATCGCGGCTTCTACCCGCGGCTATGGCACGCCTACCAAAGGCTACCGCCGGACGACAAGGAGAAGTTCCCCGTCGTCCCACCACCACCCGATCAACCCAAGAACCCTTCCGTGTGAAGGGTTCTCCTCATTCAAGGAGACAGTAATGGCCATGATGCCCGGAGCCGTGAACAAGCTCCTCGCAAACCAGGCACGTCAGGGCCTGATGAAGTCCTACCAGGGAATCTCGCTCCATACGATGGTCGGAAGCCTCGCAGGCACCGACAGCATGTTCCAGAAGGACGGCACCGTCGGCACTGAATCCCACTTCGGTGTCGGCGAGAACGGTGAGATCTACCAGTGGGTCGACACCAAGTACACCGCCGACGCGAACTACCTCGGATCCGGCCACGTCATCAGCATCGAGACCGCCGACTACGGCGGCTCCTTCGGACGCTGGAACACTGCCGGCGACAACGTGCCCTATTGGAACGCAGCTCAGATCGCCGCGATCGTGAAGATCATCGTCTGGGCCTGCACGACCCACGACATCCCCATCCAGCAGATGAAGACCGTCCGCGACCGCGGCATCGGCTATCACGCCATGGGAGTCCCCGGAAACGAACTCCCCAACTCGCTACGCGGCACCCGCTACCAGTGGTCGAAATACGCCGGGAAAGTCTGCCCCGGCAAGAACCGCATCTCCCAGATCCCCGAAATCGTGCGACTCGCACAAGGCGGCGCCGCCCCAAGCGACACCGCACCGGCACCGAAGAAGGAAGGCATCCTCGGCATGACCAAATACTCAGGCGGCAAAATCTACAAAGCCCTGCAAGCACTCACCCGCGGCAAATGGAAGTCACTCTTCATCGACAAAGGGTCCATGTCGATCCTCACCTGCGACGGCAACCCCTACCTCGCCCAGGTGTACCTCACCGTGACCGGCCTGAAACCGGAAGAGACCATCCAGGTCCGGTTCATCACCGCCTCCTACAAGAAGGGGACGACGACGAAGAACAACGGGTACTACCCGAAGCAGGAGCAGCACGGTTCCGGCGGCGGCACCTACATCTCGCACACCCAGATCGGCAAAACCGGCAAGGGCAAGAACGGCCGCTCGAACCGGCTCCGCGTTCAAGTGTGGACCGACTCGAACACCGCGAAGATCACCAGCATCCAGACCAAGTTCCTGAAAGGCTGACCCATGACCCTGAACGACATCATCCCAGCGAAGTACCGCAAACCCGTCTACGTCGCCTACGCACTCGTCGGCGTCGCCCTCGGTGCAATCGCCACCGCCTATGGGCCCGACAACGTCCCCGAATGGCACGCCGTGACCACCAACGTCGTCCTCTACATCGGCGGCGCGTTCGGACTCACCGCAGCCGCGAACACCATCGTCAGTCGATCAACCGACTCCGACCATGCAGAAGAGATCGAACCCGACGACACCGACGACATCCCGCTCGACGAGCTCACCGACGCTGACGAACCAATCGAAGAGGACTACGAGGCGCTCGCCGCCGCCGAGGTGGACAACACTCCGCCGGCGGCGGGATATCTGCCCCGGCACTGACACAACTTGAAATAGGCTCCCATCACACAAGTTTGATGGGGGCCTGTTTCCTATTCATACCGAAATCGTGTCGGTTCCTCTTCACCGTGCCAACTATGTCTACAGTGGAAGAATTGTGTCGAAACAAGCATTGGAGTAGTGAGAAGTGAGCTCAGTCACAAAGGCGTTCTCCCGCATCAAACGTGCAGTCGTCCGCGAAACCCCTCAGCCACAATCCCTGCACCCGCGGGATACACGCACGGACAGAGTTCACCTCTACGGCACCCTGTGGGGCGTACTCGAAGACTTCGGAGGCATGACCAACTCCGTCCTGCGCCGCACCAACAGCTTCATCCGGCACGGAAACCCACTGTCCGCCACGATCCTCACTTTCGCCCACCAGCTCGATGTGGGTGAAGTACGAGACCGTTTAGTAGGAACGGGCCTGCTCGACGAATCAGTGATCATCCGCAACCTCTGGGACGATCTGCGACCAATGACTGACGCGCAACTCCTGGATGCCTTTTCCGGAGAGAATCCCACCGAAGAAATCCCGGACGCACACGGAACCAGAGAAACAATCACGAAGAATTACACCAGGTTTCTTGGGGCCTCGGGAAAGGTCATCCGCCAAGAGCACTACAGGGACGATGGATCCCGACTTTTCACCGATATCAACGAAGTGAAAAATCAGCGCCGCGTGATACTCCACAATAACGCAGGCGAACCCATCATCGAATGGGACCGAGCACGCAGTCTCTACAACCCATGGATCCAATACGTCATCGACAAAGAACCCTCACTGCTGATCGTCGACTCAGGCCCCATCGCAACGATCGCCCATGAGCTCACAGACCGAAACTTCAAGCTCGCACATTTCCTGCACGTCTCACACCTGAAACACCCCCTGGAAGGGATCTACGGTCAACTGACCTCCAACCGCGTCGAAGCTTTCCGCGAGCAAGAACAGTTCGACATCGTCGCAGTCCAGACCCAACAGCAGATCGACGACATGGCAAAGATCGGCCTCAGCCGCAAACGCATGCGCCTTATTCCCAGCGAACTGCCACCCGAAGCCATACGCCTCGCTGACAACACAGACCGCGACGAAACCAAAGGACTCGTCGTCGCACGCCTAGTCGACCTCAAACAAATCGACCACGCCATCGATGCGGTCGCGAAAGCCAAAACGACCCGAACCGACATCTCCCTCGACATCGCCGGCACAGGAGAAGAGCAAGCACAGCTGCAACAGCTCATCGACGATCATGACCACGCTGACGACATCCAACTGCTCGGCCACGTCAACAACGTCACCGACCGCCTCGCCACAGCCTCCTTCTCACTCCTAACAAGCAAGTTCGAAGGACTCGGACTCGCGATCCTAGAATCAATGGCCGCCGGCTGCATTCCAATCACCTACGACATCAAATACGGGCCCGCCGAAATCATCACTCACGGAGTCAACGGGTTCATCGTGCCGGCGAACGACATCGACGCACTCGCCGCCCAGATTGAAGCATTCCTCGCAATGCCGTCGAACGAGAAGCTCGAAATGCGCCGGGCAGCAATCGAGCGAGCGAAGGACTTCCTCCCCGAACAAAGCTACGAACGGTGGAAGAAGGCCCTAGAAGAGCCGGTCAAAATCCACAACCCGGCACCGTTCTCGGACCCGGAATACCTGCGCACTCGAGAGATTGCGATAACCACTTCACGGAACGCCACGAAACTCGGCATCCTCTTCGCCGACGGCGACAACGTTGAGAACAAGAACCTACGACTGATTGTCGCCAGTAGGTCGAAGAACACCTTCTTCCAAGCAGTCAGTTCCGCTGACGGCTGGCAGCGCACAGATGGGCGAATCGTCTACAACTTCACGCTTTCCAATGATCTTTTCTCCCAGGCAGAGGGGCAAACGTTCGACGTGTATGTCCGTAAGATCGGGGCCCGATGGGATGCGAAAGCGAGATTGAAGCTTCCAGCGCCGTTCGCGAGCGTCGAAGCACACGGGCTGCACTGGTACCGCACTGAGTACGGAAACTTCAGTGTGAAGTGCCTCGCTGGTGCCTCTGAGTAGTTGGAGCGAGCGGCGATCTACCGTATTTCCGCAGGCACTCCTCAACGCTGGACACGGATCGTCCTAGAGCCGCAGCCCGTTCCGAGATCGTGAGGTCGGTGCGCGTCGCCGCGAAGTCGATGTCGTCTCGCGTCCATGGCTGCCACAGGTTTGTAGCTCTCGAATCTTCGCGGCGGCCGACTTCGACCTCCCATTCGCGCAACCACCTACTCGCAGTTGAGGTGTTCACTCCGACGGCGGCTGCAATGTCGGCGATGCTCTGTCCGGCCTCACGTCGTAGGGTGATCTCGTTACGCAGGCGCGCCTTGTCCTCGGCCACCGCATGCCGCTTAGTTGGAGAGATGGGGCTGATGCCGCGCCGGTACCGGTCATAGCAACGCTTGCACAGACCACGCGCCACCGCGTCCCGGTCACACCACACTGCGGCACAGGTCGTCATCACCGCAGTATATGAGACTCAGTCGTAACCATGTAGAGCTTTGGGAGCGCAAAACTACAGATACGATTCGATGAGCGATGCCTTCTCCTTGGCGTTCGCCGTGCCATTGGAACGCAGAAAGGTGCTTCATGTCGAACAACCCCCAGAGGCATCACCAGAACTGGAACCAGCAGAATCCCCAGGGCCAGCCGAATCAGTACTACCCTCAGCAACCCCAGACGGACTCATTCCCGAACGACCCCCACGCTGTGTACGGAGTGCCGTCGTCACAGCCGGGCGGTGTCATGTTGACACCGAACGGGTACGTTATAACGAGGGCGATCAAGTTCAAGACGATCGCCAACCGCGGCTGGTCAACACTGATGTTCGTTCTCGTCGCCCTCAGTGGGATCGCCAGCTTCATTATCTTGATGGTCGATCCGTACTACTTTTGGATGTCGCTGGTCTCTACGTTGATGTTGGCGATAGGAGCAGGAGTAATCCACATGCTCGAAAGTATTGTGGCTGAGCTGCGCCGACTTAACTGATCTACGTCAGTCATGTCAGCGCTCCGTCACATACTGTCCCCATGACCGATGACTTTGGCACAGCCACCTGGCGGTACTGGCAGAAGATCCGCAACGATGCCGGCGCCCGCGGTTCGTTCCAGAGCCGTCCGCCCGTCTCGGTACGTGCTCGGCTCGTGTTCGAGCGTGACGGTGAAGTGTGGCTCGACGGCACGGCGACGAGGCTTGGTTTCGATGGTGCGATCTTCGTGGAGCTCCACGACCGTCGCCTGCAGACTGTCGGGGCATGGTTGCCGCCGGAGGATGTGTGGTGGCCGGGGAAGTGA